ATGGAGAAGTTGGCCTCGGTCATTGCAGAGTTCTTACAAGCCAAGCGCAAGAATCTCTCGCCCAATACCCAGCGTGTGTACACCTTTGCATTGCAGAAGCTGGAGTGGTACATGCGGGAAGTATTGCGGCAGACCACGACAGACTGCCTTACGGAGCGCAACCTGCTCAAGTTTGCAGCCTGGACTGCGGAACAACCCAAAGGCAATGTGCCCAACATCATGAAGGCGGAGAATGGGTACGTAGTGGAGGCACTGACCGCCGGAGGGGTGCATGTACGGCTCCGCCCAGTCAGGACTTTCGCCATCTGGTGTTACCGCCAGAGGATAGTTCCTGAGAACCTCTTCGCTACCCAGCAGTTCTGCCGGGAATTTTTCCCCAGGGTACCGGAGAAGACCCTCCCGGTGGTACGGGCTACCGACTTTAACCGCTTACTGAGGGCCGCAGGACAGACCCGCCAGCCCTTGCGGGACCAGGCTATCCTGACCCTACTGTACGCAACCGGTATGAGGGCTTCCGACCTCTGTGGCCTTACCATTAAAGACCTGGAACAGCCCAACGTGGTGCATATCCGGGCCTCCAAGGGCGGGAAGGACCGCTACGTGCCGGTAGGAAGGGAGGTGAAGAGTAAAGTGTATCAATACATACGGCATGAACGTCCCCCCAGCGACAGCGAGCGGGTTTTTCTGGCGGGTACCGGGGTGGAGGTACAGCCTATGGGACGGAGTTCTCTGTTGCAGCTCATCACCCGGCTGTGCAGGGTTGCAGAGGTGGAGCATATGACCCCCCACGCTTTTCGCAGGGGGTTCGTAACCGCCCTGGACAGGCAGGGAGTGGCCCGTACCGTCACTCAGGCTGTCCTGGGGCATACCACCACTCACATGACGGACCGATACTCGCGCCTGAACCTGGAAGACCTGACGGAGGTACTGCAGGCGGCCTCTCCGGTGAGGTTGGCCAAGGGGCAGCGGGAATAGCGAGAAAGCCACTCTTTTTGAGTGGCTTTTCTCTTGATGCTTACGGGTTCGTTTCAATCCTCACTCCGTACAGGGAGTGTACGGGTATATTAGTTCAGTCTGAAATGGTTGTCAAGGCCGGGTCCAGGTAGTAGAACACCTCGGGTACCTTTTCCAACAGTTCCTCGTCGGTGTAGAACCTTCTCAGGCGGTTCAGGTAATCGGTGTCCAGTTCTTGTTCCGACTCGTAGAATTCCTGCATGTTCACGTCCCGGTGGTCCTCGGCAGGGAGGAGTTCCATCAGGTGGATGATGTTGTTATCCCCCTGCCAGGCCGGGAGGGTATGGTAGTGGCTTTCCACCAGCAGTCCTAACTGCGGGTCGAGGGCTCTTTTCTTGAAGGTAACCAGGCATTTGAGAAAGGTGCTTCCTCGTCCTATATATTGTATGTCTACGTTGGGTAAGGGAATGGGGTGCCCGTTGAAGGAGATAATGCTCGGGGGCCAGTGTGCATCCCCCCGCATCTGCATCTCCTCAGTATAGCGAATAAAGTGCTCATCCGGCAGGTAGGAATTATCGGTACCTGGGGGAGGGCACCAGGCGTCCAGGCTCAGGGGTTTGGAGAAGTCGTTTTGTTGTACAGCAGGCATGTATCCTCGCAGACACGGAGGGTTTCCCCTCGCTCACAAACAAAACGCAGGCCGTTGTTGTAGGCACTTTGGACTATCCTTTTTGCTGCAGATACTCTGGCGGCCTCGGGAGTCTCGGTGTTGAACTCAAAGATGGAGGCGTAGTCCTCGAGGTACTGGTTAGCTTCTATTTGTGCATCCCCCCTGCGGATGTAGTAGGAGGCCAGATGGAGGTAGGCCAGGTGCCTGCTACCTTGGTAGGGGAGACCGTTCAGCCATAGTTTTGTGATGCACGGGGGCTGAAACTCCTGCAAGAAGAACCAGGGTTCGTCGTCCGGCATCAGGGGTGTTGGGTCGTGGGCGGCTTGCTGCTGGGCCTGTAGTACTAGGGCATCCCAGGCGGGGTCTACCGTGGTACTGGAGGCGTCTCGCAGGAGAGTCTTGGGCTTGCCGGTTTTGGTGTTGGTGGTGTTCGGAGCACGGAGCATGGCCCGGTGCTTGTAGATGCTGCGGTCGCACAGGCCATCTATACCCAGGAGTTCGGTGAGTTTGCGGAATACCGAGGGCCAGTTGGCGCCCCGGTAGTGCCAGGTTTCCAGCGGTATGACCAGGTGGTAACCTTTGGCTCCCGAGAAGTACATCTGCACCACCGGGCCAGAGACCGAGACCAGGGCCTGGTAGGCGGTCTCGGCATCCTCCAGCTTGCCGGTGTCGATGTCTACGGCGAACATGGCCAGGTCGATGCCCTGGGCGTCGGTTACGTAGGTACGCAGGAATACGTCATGTCCGGGGGCGTTAGGAACCCGTGGGTATCGGAGGGCGTAGCGGCGGGTGGTGGGGCGGTAGAGGCCGCTGCAGACCGGACAGCGCAGACGATAGCCTGCGTCTTCCGGCTCCAACCTTCCCTCCCCACATCCAGGACACACCGCACCTGCGTCCAGAGAGACCACGGCTTCGTAACGCAGGGGGCTCATGCTTTTATCGTCTCCTTGGGGGGCTGGACTAGAGCGTATATGGCAGCCACCGTGTATTCGTTGCCCAGCTTCTTTAGCAGTTCCGGGCGGTTGGTGACGTTGGGGTTGGTCAGGATGGAGGTGAACATAACCCCCAGTCCAAACCCCAGGCTCATCATGCTGAGGAGCTCCTGGTCCGACACGAAGACCGAGTTCAGGAACCAGGAGACATGGTGCTGCACCATCTCATGAACCCCGCTCTCCACGGTTTGGAGGGAGTGCTCGTTGATGGAGTTGAGGTAGTCCACCATGAAGGTGTCCATGTTGAACACCGGCTGGGGGTCTACAGAGGCAGGAGCAGCAGCCACCCCGATGGATTCTGAGGCTTCTTGGGAAACCGCAGGGCTAGTATATCCGAGTTCCCCAGCATCTGGGTTAGGGTTCGGGGTAGGAGCTTCTTGAGTTTTTTCTGATTCCATGGGTCCCTTCGTACTTCCAGGGCAAGGTTGAGGTCGGGCCCAGGATAGACCAGCCAGTCGCCGGTCTGTCCTGGTTCGCTGATGGTAGTGAGCCATTGGGGGAACTCGTGCTTGCGGAACTTCACTTCCAGACACAGGGTCTGGTTGTGTATTTCCACCTGCACATCCCCCCGCAGGTCCTGGTGGTCGGTACCGGTGGTCTGCTTGAGTACGGTGCCTACGGCTCCGCTGGCGTACACTCGTCGGGCACTGAGACCCTGGGATTCAAAGTGCCTTACCAGTTCGCGTTCGTAGGCACTTCCTTTACGCTTGGATGCGCTCACGGCCTACAGCAGTTCCTCGTCCTCGGGGAGGGAGAGGTCTTCGCCGGGCTCAGAGGCAGTCTCAAAAGCAATCCCTTCCCCCAGGAGGTCGGTGAACTTGTCGCGGAAAGCCAGGCGTCCGGTAACGGTGACCTTCTTACCGATGTCGCTGTCGGTAGCTCTGGCGTTGGAGATAGGCAGGCTGTACTGTACTTCCATCTTTTGGCCGTTCTGGAAGTCGCTGCCTTTGACCGACACAACGGTCTCGCACAGACCATCCTTGATACGCTTGTTGGCCTCTACCTCTCCCTGGGCCACAAACAGGTTGACCTGGTGTTTGGGGTCAGCCTGCATGGCGTTGAACACCCGGAACTTGGGGTAGCTCCGACCATTGTTACTATCACGGCTCTCGATGAGCCCCTTCACCAGCGCGTAGCGGCCATTCAGGGTGTCCAGGGCTTCGGCGGCTCGGCCATATACCCAGACTCCCATGCCTCCTACGCTACCCTTGAAGACGGGCTTACCAGTTTTGCTGCTCTCTATGATGCCTTCTACTTTACCGGTGTAGATGAATTCTGCGCTCATGGTTTATCCTGTGTAAGTGGGGCTCGTCGGGGGCTCCTGCTGCAGTCAGGAGTCTCCGGCGAACCTCCGGGTTGGGCCAGGGAGGAGTTGAACCTCCCCTATGTCGCCCGATGGCCCACAGGTCCCCTTACGGGGACGTTATGAAGTGTAATGGTTCTGATTACAAGTGTTGGGTAGTTTACACTAGCTCGAGTTCGTCAGATGGGGTATTGCGGAGCCAGCGAGGCTTGTTGTTTTCCAGCACCATCTCGAAACCCTCTGAGGACCAGCAGCGGCTGGTGAAGCTGCAATAGGAACACTGCCAGGGCAGGTACTCCCGTCCGGTGGGTTCCTTTTTCCTCATTTCTTGCTTGGGGGCGTACTCCCTGGGAGGGGGGCTGTCCGGGGTAGCCAGGGCGGCCCTGCGGAAACGGGCCTTGACCTCCTCCACAATGCGGGGGTCGTAGGGTACCGGCACCGCCGCCCGATGGGAGGTCTCCTTGTTGTATAGCCAGAGCCACGCCTGGTGGATGCCGGTAGCTTCCATATAGGCATTCAACTGGGCCCGGTACTCGTAGCTAGGACCGTCCTTGACCATCTCCCCGAAGGAGCGGGTGCTGGTGGTTTTGATGTCCACCAGTACGGGGCCGTCGTCCAATTCCAGCACTCCGTCCACATGACCGGGTACCATCAGGGTGTATCCGTTCCCGTTTCTTACGGTCTGGGGGTGGATGATGGGGTGTAGCTGGTGCAGGTCCTGGGTCAGGTCCGGTATTTTCAGGTAGACTCTTTCCTCTTCCCGCACCAGGGGGGCTACTTCGCGGATGAGGTTCCTTTCTGCGTCGTGCAGGAGGTGGCCCAGGGCAAAGATGGAGGCGGCCCTCGAGGAGATGGGGGGCATCTCCTCCCACAGGTGATTGGCCCAGGCCAGTTTGCGGGCGCAGGTACCGGCTGAGGATAGGCGTAGGGAACTGCCCTGGGTTTGTTCGGCTTCTACCAGGTGGGCATTGACTGCCAGCATTACGTCTTCAATTGTGTTCAACAGGGGTTTCCTGGGTAAGTTCTTGCAGGTACTGTTCCAGAGTACGCACGGTACCCATAGCCCCTGCAGCCTGGGCCGCGAGTTTACGGTCCAGCGAGAGGGTGAGTTGTTTCTTGTAGTCGATGCCCACCCACATTTGGGCGGGGGTGTAGGTACCGGTAGGGCGCTGGCGTAGCTGGTTTTCCAGGTACTTGACCTGTACTCCGTACTGGAAGGCCATAAAACCGGCGAAGAAGGTGGCTATTGCGAGAATCATTTCCATGTTACCTCTTTCGGGCCTCCTTGCGAAGGCGGTGGTAGTAGGTTCTGAGGAGTAACGCCCACAGTACCCCGGCTGTACAGACTAGCAGCAGAAGCAGAATTTCCATGGTTGTACCTCACGGCTCGAAGGTTAGCGTCAGGCCATTGAACCGCAACTGGAAGTCTCCCAGGAGTCCGAAGCGGTTCTTGGTCATGTAGAACCTGCGGTTGTCCCCCAGACCCTCTTCCCGCAGCAGGTGGGTGATGGTCCAGGCGTAGGTTTCAATTTCGTTGGCCCCCATCAGGTCCTGGTTGGCGGGCATTTGGCGTCGGCCCTGCTTGTCCATCCGCTGGGCACTTTTCCCCTCGCGGTTGTAGGTGGATACCACCATCCAGGTGCTGGGGTTACGCTTGGTGAAGTTGAATATCTGGGTGATGCTGTAGGCGATAGCCTCGAACTTGGTCATGCTGCTGGGACCTTGCAGGGCCTGCAGGAAGTCCACCCCGAAAACTCTGACTCCCCGGCTGTGGTACATCTGTTCGGCGTGTACCAGCATCTCGTTGGTGCGGGCGATGGTCTGCACGTACAGCGGTTTCTGGTGGAAGGGTTTGACAATGCCCTTAATTTCCTCGGAGGAGAGTTGCTGGTTGGCCCACTTCTCGTAGAACTCGTTGACACTGTGACCGGGACCGTAAACGTGCTGATGGTAACGCAACATGCGGGGGATGAAGGGCATCTCTACGCTGTAGTCCACCACTGGTACATTATTCAGGGCCAGTCCCAGGGCCATCTGTTCCAGCAGGAGGCTCTTTCCCACTCCATTATCGGCGGCCACTACGTGGATGGCCCCTGGTAGCAGACGGCCCCAGTAGGTTTGTAGCTGCGCCAGGGCTGTCGGAAGGGGGTAGGCATACTCCACCGCCTTCTCTCCCTCGAGGAGAAAGCGCTCCTCGGCAGTGAGGGCCGGTTCCAGGCTGGGACGGACGGGGGAGGTGACCAGTAGCTGTTCCACCTGGGCTACCTTGCGACTGCGTACCTGCTCGGCCAGGCTCTCGGCGTACTGTCCGGTTTCCTTAAGGTAGCCCTCGGTGACCAGGGACTGGGCGTACATGTCCGGGGTGTAGTCCACCCGCTGCTGGCGCAGGAAGGCCGCTTCCTGGATGGTCAGGGTCTCCCCGGAGAGTATCTTGTTGCGGATGCGGCGGGCAGTGGCGTTCTGGAAATAGGACTCGGGCACCAGCCGAAGCCAGTGCCCTGCCTTTTCGTTGGCTTGTACTGCCGCCAGGAACTGTAGTTCGAGGGTTTCGGTGTTCATGCTCTAGCCATCTGCTGGAAAGCCTGGAACACCTCCTGTAGGGTTTTACCGTCCGCGTCTTTGAGCTGGGTCTGGTTGTTGGCGGTCAGGATGTCGGCCATCTTTTTCTTGGCGTTTTCCTTGAGGGCTTCGGGCACTAGCTTAAAGGCGGCAGATACCTGGGCGTAGGTGGGGTAGCGCTCCACGTTTTTCTGCTCTTTGTCGTAGAGGGTCAGACCGAACTGGTTACCGAAGTTGCGCAGGGTGCGCTTCATGGCGTCGGTCACGGCCTCCTTGGCGGCAGACTCGACGGCGTCCCCCATGCTGTTGTAACTGACGCCGGAACCGTACCCCACATCCGAGAAATCGGTGGAGTCTCCGGTGATGGGGCTGTCCACCCGGACCCGGTACACGCACAGGTAGGCTACCCGGTACTGGGCGCCTTTGGCGTTCTCGGTGGCAGTGGCGCTTACCTGGTCGAGTCTTTCTACGGTACCGCTCCAGTGACCGAAGCCGAATATCTGGTTGGCATGTTCGATGGCCTGGTAGCCCTCGATGTAGGAGAAGGTTTGACCGGACTGGGAGCGGGTTTTCACCAGGTCACTGGGGAGTTTGGCCTGGAGTTTTGCGAGCTGTTCGGGGGTGAAGAATTCTTGGTTCATAGGGAGCCTCACGCAAAATGGGAAAGCTGCGCTCCATCTGTTTCAGGAGCGCGCAGAGGGTTCTGGGCCGTTGGGGGGAGAGGAGAAGGGGCCTGAGTTCGGTCGGGAAGGTGGACAGGTCCAGTATCTCTACGGTCTGACCGCTAGTTACCAGGTCTACCGCAACCGGGGTTACCTGGCCTCGAGCGTTGAAGCTGATGCCTTGGTTGGGGGTATAGGGCTGTATCCGGTAGGCTTGCCAGGTGGGACGGTTGTTCATGCACCAGCGCAGGCCCTCGTCACTGGTCAGCATCAGGGCATGGTTGGTGCGGTGTACCTGCTCCATCCAGTCCTGGTAGGAGCTCCGCAGGTGGGTACGCTGCCGGGCGGGCAGGTTATGCAGCAGTCTATCCAGCCCCATCGGGCCTCCAGCAGGGAAGTACCTCCATTCTACCAGGGGTGGGGGCGGGACTGGGGTATCAGAAGGGGAGTTCGTCAGGGGGGGTCTGGGGCAGGAATTTCCGTATCCACACGTCGCCTCCGGTCAGGTGGGAAGCCACTTTCAGGTTCTCCAAATGGTGGTGGAAAACCTGGGGGTGGGTTACTCCCTGCACGTTTATCTCGTGGGTCCAGTGGGGGTACTGGTTCATCAGTCGGTAGACCAGGGCGTGGGGTTTATAGGCGCTGAGGTGGGTGTAAGTGTAGCGAATAAGCTGTTCTTTGGGGGTGATGCGAATCTGGCCCTTTCCTCCGTAATTCATGTACACCTGGTCCCCCTTGTTACGGTAGGTGTATGGGGCCTCGGTGCGGGTATGCCTATAGTAGGGGGAGTAGATTCGCACCAGGACCTGAAACAAGAAGCGTACTATATGGGCGGTGTTGCGATAGTAATCCTGTCCGGTGGCGTGAATGAGGTACGAGGGCAGGAACAGGTACTCGGTTTTCGTGCAGGGACCGGTGAGTCTGATGTGTAGGCCGTAGCGGGCAGGGGCGTCGGAGATTTTTTCGACAGGCACTGTTTCCCGTCCTACCTTCATCAACTGGCGGGCCAGTCTTTTCAGGAAGGTGGATGGGGCGTGCTTTAATAGGCCGAAGGTTTTGTTGGTCAGCTTCAGGGTGGTGGAGTAGGCATGGGGGCCTTCGCTGAATGCTCGGGCATACTCGAAGTTACTGGCAGTCAGGGTAAAAACCATAGCAAAAGACAGGGACCGAAGCCCCTGTCTTGTCTCCTTTCCTACAGACGACAGTGGTTACCGAAAGGTGGAATGGTGTCGGTGGTCATGACCCACAGGGTGGGTACATCCGGCGCATCCCCAAAGGAGCCGTGTCCGTCCGTGAAGTAGACCACGAAGGAGGTGCCGGGCTGCTCTGTCTCCACCCACTGGAATACCGGCTCAAAGCGGGTACCGCCCCTCCCTGTAAGCTGGTATCCCTCCAACTCTTTGCGGGTGGTTATCTGCTGGGGGTTCAGCACTTCGGTGTCGCAGCATAAAACCCATAGGTCTACACGGGCGAAGCTCTCCACCACTGAGTAAACCTCACTCATGAACTGGCGTACCTGGTCTTCGTCGATGGAGCCCGAGGTGTCGATGGCCAGAACCCCGGTGAGTCTCTCGCCGGTCAGGGAGGGGATGATAACCCGGCTGTGGAGGAACCTGCGGTCCCGGTGCATGTAGTCGTAGTCAATGGGGAAGGTTTGCAGGAATTGTTTGAGGCGTTCCCTCCAGTCTATCTTGGGGTAGAGGAGGTCATGCAGTTCCCGGTCCGCCCCGGCAGGTAAGGTACCTCGCATTCGGGCCTGATTGGCAGCCTGGGCTACGAGCCCTCTCCACTCCTCGGCGGCCTGTTGAAGTTCCTCGCCTGAGACCTGCTCCTTTTGAAGGTCTCCGTTAAGGGTGTCGGAGGGGTTGCTCGGGCTATCGGACAGTAGGGCATAGACCTGTTCGGCGGACATGCCCTCGAACTTGGCGTCATAGAGACAACCTTTGGGTAGGATAATGTCCTTGCGACGGGAGTTGGAGTAGCCGTCTGTCAGCTTCTGTATCTGCAGGTTTATCACGTAGTCGGTGGCGTAATTCCACTTTAGGGGGTTGAGGCCCCCACTCCTTAGCCGGGGGATGTGCAGGTACGCAACGTGCAGTACCTCGTGTAACAGGACTCCGGTAAATTCTTCGCGGGTGAGTTCTTCCGCGAACTCCCGGCTGAATTTGATGGTTTTCCCATCGGTCCAGGCGGTACCGGGTTCGTCCACAAACTCGGTGCGGGCATTGAACACCAGGGAGCCATAGAAAGGCTCCACTGTGGGGAGAATGGTACGGGCAAACTTAAGTTTCTGTTCCGGGGTCATGGGGAGTCTCCTGGTGGGCCAGGTCCTGGTAGTGGTGCTTCAGCAGGTACAGGGCACTCTGATAGATTTTGGGCAGCTCATCCTTGAAACAGTGGGTTCTGAAGAAGGTTCTCCAGGCTCTGGTTATTCTGTGGCGGTATTCCATGCGGACATTGTAGTCCCTGGTTTGGCTGTAGGTGACCCAGATTCGAGCGTTATTGAGCTGGAATCCCAGGCCCTTACAGTTCGAGCCTATGCAGTACTGGAACCAGCTTTCCGGGATGTGGGAGCTCCAGAGCAGGGCGTTGAAGTTCTGCATAGGGCACCCTAGAAGTAGAAGCGGTAATCTGGGGGGAACGGCTCCTGCTTTTCAGCCCGAAACTGGGGGTCTCGCTGACCCATGAAGTCCCGCAGGATGGGCTCCATGCGGGGAGGTCCTTTCAGTGTCCGGTTCCTGCGTCCCAGGTGAACCCATCTGTGACCGTTCCAGCCTATTGCCCGTACAAACATTTGAGCGGGATAGGTGGGGTAACTCCTGTATCGGATGACGACTTCTAGGGCGAAGGTTTCTCGCAGCTTGAACAAGAGGCGTCGGACCTGCCCCCTGCACAGGGGGGTTAGCTGGTTGGGGGGCTGGCTTTTCGCTGTGTCGTAGACCAGGTATGGTTGTAGTTCACTTGGGACATCCATGGGCACCTTCAGCTTTCGGGGGACAGTACGCCCCGTACCGCATCCCGTATTTTAATGAAGTCGGGGGCCTTGGTGACGTGGACCAGGGCGTTGGAGGGTTTGTGGGGGCTGCGGGTCATGTACACGCCCATGGCCTGCAGTTCCTCGGGGAGGGTAGTGAGGGCAGTGACGTAGTGATTGGCCCGTTTTTCGGTGGGTCGCTCCATGAACCGGGCGGTCAACCCGATAAGGTAAGCATACTTAACGCTGTCCTCCTGGTGGGTGAACACGCCCCCCTTGTCCAGGATGGCGTCCAGGTCGGGCAGGTGTTTGTGCATCTTGATGTAGGAGGCAAACTCGGTAGCGGCCCCTTGACCTACAACTCCAGCCAGTAACTCCACGTCCACCCGCTGGTGGTCCATGCTTTCGGCCTGCAAGAGGATGGAGACAAACTCCCAGCTCCTGGGGGTAGGGAAGGCTTTCTCCTTGCCGCTGGGGGGTACGTACAGCAGGGGACGGCGGAATTTCAGGAAGCCCAGTACCATGGGGTTGAGGTTACGCTCGATGCCGTAGTCAAAGAAGGAGTCCACATCCGGCTCCACCTGGATGTGCAGCAGGCGGTTGGCCAGGGGGGCGGGCATATCGAAGGTAGCCCCCTTGTCCTCGGTACGGTTTCCGGCCAGGACGACCAGGGTTCCTTCCGGCAGGGGGTGTCCCCCCATGGCGTAGTCCAGGGCTATTTCGTAGGCCACTACCTGGTTGGATGGAGGGGCCGTGTTCACTTCATCGAAGAAGAGTAGGGTCTTCTGGGAGTCCTGGGGCAGGAACTCCGGGGGGATGAAGCGGAACCGGGCGTCAGGAGCATCGGTGTCCTTGGGCAGGGCCGGAACCCCCCGCACGTCCACGGGAAGCATGGTGGACAGGCGCAGGTCCTTGAGGGCGTACTCGTTGAGGTGGCGCATGGCCTGGCGCACCACTGCGGACTTGCCCACTCCGGGGGGTCCCCAGAGCATGGGGGTCAGCTTGTACTCTCCCCGCTTGCGGGCGGTGTTGGCTTTGAGGACTTTGAGAAGGGTGGCAGCAGCTTTGGTGATGGTCATAGGGACTCCAGGTGGGCTTCTAACAACTGCGATAGGTAGGTGTCCAGGGGGTTCTGAGACAGGGCGGCGGGGTCAAGGGGTAGGGTACCGGAACAGTTCTCGGCGCGGTACTCGAGACAGGCCGGGGCGGGCAGGTGGGCCACCCAGAAGGCGTTGGAGGGGGTCACCCCTGCAATGTACCCTCTGGGCAGGTACTGCTGGGTCCATTTGAGGTCGAGAGGGTAGCTGGGGTTGATGATGAGGGTGTAGTCCTCTAAGGTGAACAGGTACCAGCTCGAGTTCAGGTGGAAAAGGTGGAGGTCGTTTACCAGGGCTACCCCCTCTCGCTGGTGGCCCAGGAACCGTTGGGTGTGGTGGAGGGTCTGGTGCAGGTTTCCCGTGACGATGGTGCTGGTACGCAGGTACAGGCCAGAGGAGTCCTCGTACAGCAGGGACACCTCGACGGGGGAGTTGTGGGGGTTCAGGACGGGGTGTGTGTTAAGAGTTAGCATGACTCTCCTACAGGGTCAGTGAACGGTGTGCGAAGAGTCCTTTGGATGATTGTTTAACTGTTCTGGAGACCCGGACTTCCAGGTAGCGGAGTAGCTCTTCGGGCTGGGTGGGCAGGGGGGTTTTGGGCATATCCCAGGTCCAGGCCGGGTTCTCCGCGAGGTCGGAGCGGGTCAGTACCTCGTTTGTGGAGGTGCGGACCAGGGCCAACCAGCCTGGAGGATGTTCGACAAAGGCATTCTTGGCGTGGAATTCCGGGTAGAAGGAGAGTATGGCCGGGTTGAGCTTATGCTCCTGCCCAGGGAGGAACCGGGCCGCAAAGAGGACCACCATCAGGCCCAAGACCTGGAAGGTGGCTACCCCGTACTCGGGGTACCAGGAGACTCCGGGGATGCCGGGAAGACCCGCTTCGGGTCCTTCGGGAAGCCAGAGTTTGGTGGGGTGGCCTCGGTCTCGAGTTATGGCGTGTAGGGTATTTGAGGTGAGGCGGATAGACAGCCCTGGCAGTACGGCATTTTCGGAGGTGGTGACCAGGGCGGCTTTGGGACCCAGGGGGTACAGGAGGGCGCGGTCCACTATGTGCCGGTTGTAGACCCCCTGCACATACTGGTCCTCTACCCGCAGCTTGAGGACTCGGGTTCTCAGGTGGTAGTGGGGGATGGGGTGTTCGATGGGCTCGTAGAGGAGGTCGGTAAACGGGGTTTCGCTGGCTGCAGCTTTAACCAGGAAGGGTGGCAGGTGGACCGCCAGTTGGTACAACAGGGGCCAGTCCTTTTCATTCATGGGCGCTCCAGTGGGTGCTAGACGACTACGTGTTCCAGGATATGCTGGGTTACTTTGACGTCAAGCCCGCCTTTGCGGTGCATTAGGTTGATGGTTGAGGGGGAGATGCGACAGTAAGCCACCCGGTGATTGAACCAGTAGGTTATTTGGTTCTGGCGCACCTCTTGGATGTAGTGGCGGCCCTTCCTGTATGAAAAAGCCCAGTAGAGTTTTCCGTGAGGGGTCTGGGCTACATGGGCCAGTAAGCTCGAGTGATATTTGCCCAAGGTACTGTTGAGTTTGGCGTTATCGATGTCCTTGTTGGGGTCGAATAGAATAGCTTTACTGTGGTACTGGGCAGGTAGGGGGAGTACTACTGCATCCGCGTGGGGCTGGAACCAGTCCATCCTGTGCAGGACGGCAAACCCATCCGGGTCTAACTGGTCCTGGATGCAAGGGGTGAGCATGGGATGGTCGTGAGCGCCGATATGGTCGGCGGAGACCGAGATGGACTGGGTGGCGGTCATTATCTCTCCCCGGACACTGCACAGCAGGTCCAGCCGGATGCTGGTCACGCTGGGGAATTGCAGGTACTGGGGCGTAGGCTTGAGAATATACACAGTTCCTCCTTAAGCTCGCGGTAGAGGCTGGTGTAGGTGATGGGCTTGTGGGGTCCGGTGGCCAGGACAGTTTGGGTTTCCAGGTTGTATAGGTTGGTGCCCTGGGGGGAGGAGACCAGCGCCAATATTTGATTACGCTGGGCGGGAAGGCCCAGTTCTCGACACACCCCGTCCTCGAGACGTCCTACCGTAAACTGTATAGAGGGCAGGCGGACGTTTATCGAGGTGTCCTCCACCCGTACCCCGTCTACCGCAGGCACGGCCCGCAGACCGAAGGGGGCCCAGAGTCGCCAGTGCGTAGAGGAGTAGGGTTTTTTGTTGATGGGTATCTCCAGGGGGGGCATGAAGTACACCTCTCCTGGCAGGGGGTGCCGGGGGTCGAGATGTGCCAGGGCCAGATGGTCGTTGAGTGGGTAGAGGAGTCCCAGGGTTCGCTGGCGTATCTCCTTCAAGTAGTATATTTTCCCGTTAGGCAGGAAGTGGGCGCTCCCACGGACCTCGTGCACGAAGGTGGCCCCGTCTTTTTGTTCGTAGTATAACTGGGTGAACTCGAGTAACTGCCCCTCGTTGGGGAACTGGGTAATGTCGTATACCGGGTTGGTGAGGCCCGCTTCGTAGCACCACTGGGCGGGGGTCACAGGGTCTCCATCCAGTCGGAAAGGACCACCTGCATAGCCGGGTTGAGAATGGCGGGCATTCTGCGGGCGCATTCGGCCTGCATGGCGGGAGAGGCATTCCCTCGTTCCAGAATACCGATGGCACGCATCTCGTCGATGCTTGGGGTACGACTGTAGAAACGGTTCAGGGCCAGCCAGAGTTCCCCGAACGAGAGGTTTACTCCGAGGGGGGCCATGTAGCGCAGTTGTACATCATTGAGGGGCCAGCCTTCCTCGTTTCGGGTGTAGATGGCGGCTTCTTCATCGGTGTGGAGGATGAGGGTAGACTCGTCTACCAATTGGGTGTACCAGTCCAGACTCTCCTGCAGTACCTTGGGGGTGCTCCAGCCCTGTTCTTTCAGCCAGGACTGCATCTCTTGCACGGTTTTGACCATGGTTATCTCCAGGTGAAGGCTCGTTCGGGGAACAGGCTTTTTCCTCGGCCCCCGAAACTTCTGGCCATTCGGGTGGCGAGGCGGTCGATGAAGTTCTTGGCGGTCACGTCCCCCGGCATGGGGGTGGACCAGGCGTAGAGGGTGCGCCGGGTGGAGGTGAGCAGTTCCTGGCGAACATTGGACTCGCTGTACAACAATAACTCCGTGGGGTGGTTTCCCAGGGCGTACTGCTCCGGATAGAAGGAGGTCAGTAGCAGATGCTCATCGGGTACCCGCACCTGAAACAGGAAGAGGTTCAGGTAGGGAAGGTTGATGTGTATCACGTGGGGGGCTATCCTGACCCAGGGGCTGGGCTGTATATGTTCAAACCCCTCTGGGAACCACATCCTGGTGAATAGGTGGAAGGTGGTTGCTTTTACGTAGTAGTCGTTAATGGGGAAGCTGGCGTGCGGCGGGTGCATCAGGGCGAATTCGGTAGCTTGTAGGGCCAGGTTGGGGGAGAGCTGCAGGAGGTAGTAGGCGTTTCCGTTAGGGATGTCCTGAATCCGTATGAGTGGAGGCAGGTCTTTGCGGTAATGGGACTCCTCTTCGACCAGAACTCGGCCCGAGGCCAGACTCTGGATGTGTTTGTTCCAAAACGCTAGGTCTATGGACATAAAGCCTCTCTGCAAATATCTGGACTCCCGACCTCTTCAGGGTCTTTCCTATCCGTAAGGTGAGTTTATCCAGAAAGTTTGCGATGGTGATGGGTTTGGGTAGGGAGGCTCTCCAGCGGCGGGCCAGGTCCCCTGGTCACCTATGCGCAGTTGGGCCTGGTATGGGGCCTCCGTATAGACCAGAGCGACGGACTGGTGCGAGGTGGTAAAGTTATACTTCTCGGGGTAGAACGACTCTGGGGCTCTGAGTACATTGCCTACCCGGCCTGGAATAACAGCGATACGCATTTCCGAATGGTCGAACAGTACAACGTCTTCGCTGACTTCCAGGTAGGGGCTGGGGGCTATGTGGCGCCATCCGTCGCTGGCCCAGATAACCCGCAGGTTGGGGGACACGTCTGTCGGGGGCAACAACAGGGTTCTACTGACACCGTGGGGCAGGTGTTCGATGTCGGCCAAGGTCCATGTGGTGGTAAGGGCCAAGTTTGGGCCCAGGGGAAGCAAGGACCTCCTCACCTTGTTGTGGTCGAGGTAGGTTAGTAAGGGGACCTCCAGCAGGGCGGTTTGTCCTGGGGGGGGCTGTTGTATAGGGTAGGGGATTATCTCTGCCCAGGGGGCTATGAGACGGTCCAGGCTACTCATAGAACTTCACCGTCCCTTTACACCGCCCCCACTGGATGGCCTGGGAGTAGCTAGGCATCCAGATGTCCACCTGGTTTTGTTTGCGACGGTGCATGGTGTCTTCCACGATGAGGTGGGAGTTGGGTGGGCGGGTACCGCAGGTGTGGGAGAGGATGCGGGCTCGGGTGCCGTAGGGGAAGACTCGTAGCAGGTCTCGAGACACCGCTACCACTCCGGGACGGGTGCGGGTACTGCTGGCAGTGATGTGGGGGGTACTGTCGGTTTGGTAGGGCAGGGAGTTATAGGCGGTTAGAGTGACCTCCAGCAGGGTGTAGGTGGGTGCTGGAGGCAGGGGCTGGAATTGCAGCAGGGAGGGGGCGGGAAGAGTGGGCAGGGGCAGGGCCAGGAGGAACAGCAGGGGCAGGAGTCTCATACGGGGATGGGGTCCCGTAGCTTCATGCGGGCCAGGGTGTCCTGGGGCTCCTCCATAAAGGGGTCGCAGGCGCATAGGACAACCCCGTGGGACTGCATCTGCACTACGCCCAGGTTGACCATGGCCTGCCCCAGTCGTATGGTGGGATGGCGACGTACATGTTCCTCTAGACGCTTGAGAATTTCCAGGTTACTTTGCAAGCGGTTCATAATGTTTTAACCTCGAAGCTAGTTGGCGGGCGAAGGTGAGGCGAGCCTCGCGGCTGGCCATGGCTTCGCGGTCCCTGTTGTTGGAGATGAAGCCCACTTCCAGCAGGACTCCGCGAATACGGTTATCCAGGATGAGGAGGTCTCCGGGAAACTCGGGGGACTTCTCCCGCTTGATGCCCCGGTCCCTGAGGCCCCAGGCCGCCAGGGCAGCCGCCTGGACATCACGGGCCAGTACCAGGTCGGCACTGTCGGCGTACAGGGTCTCGGTGCCGTTGGCCTGACTGGAGGCGGCGGCATTGAGGTGGATGCTGATGAGGTGGGTACATCCGGCAGCCAAGGCCCGGGACACCCTGGTGTTAAGTGGGGTGGGCTGGCTGTTGTTGCTGCGGGACAGCCAGGTGGAGATGCCCTGTTCCTGACAAACGTGGTTGAGGGTGAGGGCGATAGCCAGGGCCACCTCAACTTCGGTGGTGGTGCCGTGTACCGCACCGGGGTCCAGTACTCCCGCAGTGCGGTTGCTCATCCCGTGACCGGGGTCAATGGCTAGTCTCATAAGGCTTCCCCATCCAGGTGGGTAAAAGCAGTTTGATGGCGCGTACTGGCCCGAGAATGGGGTCAGCACAGCCGAGTTGGCGAGGGTTGGTACCGATGGCATATTGCAGCCATCCGTGGGCTTCTTCTAGCAGCTCCTCCCCCTGGGGGGTGTACCGTATGGCCTGGCGCAGGAGGTTGGCAGCGGGGGTGGGGAACAGGAAAGTATCGGTTTCCTGTACCGACATTTCCGGGATAGGCCGGTCGGACTCCAGGGCGTGCCCCCAAACTGCGTAAGCGGCGAGTTGTAGGGATTGGAAGTTCTGGGACAGGCGGGTGAGCTGGTAGAACTCCAGGCGTAGTTTTGTGTCCTGTAACTGGAAATACTGGATTTTCTGAATGAGGTCTTTTGGAAGGAAGTCCTCCTGCGGGTGGGTATGTTTCTCGAGGTAGCGGAGTACGTCTCTGGCGTGACGGTGAGCCGTGTACACATCACCAAGGAATTTCCAAGCAGCCAGGGCGGGCGTAGGAGCGACTGACAACATAGAGACCTCAAAAGGTTGAGGGATAGGCAGCAGGCACCTATCCCTCGTGGGAGTGTGGGCTTAGAACAGGGGCTGGTTGGCGTAGTCCACCCAACTGCGGATGTCGTTTCTCCATACCTGGAGGGAGTTGAAGTTGGTAGAGAAGGAGAGGAGTTCCTTCTGCCCCGTTACCTCCCCTTCGGCATTGCGGATGGAGGCGGTGAAGGTGCGGGGCTGGGCGGGGGCACGTACCAGCAGGCTGGTGTGTCCCCCCTCAGGCTTCTTGAGGGAGTCTAGCAGGGCGGTAAGCTGGGCCTCGGCACCGTACACCGTGACCCCATGCCAGCGCGGACGGTCGCTATCCCCGAGGTTGATGCGCAGCTCGGTGAAGGGCTGGCCCTTGGGGGTGAATTGCAGACCTTTGAAGAACTCTGCTTTTCCTGGGGTAACAACACCTTGAATGGTCAACATAGAAACTCCTACGACGCATAACCCTGCGCCTGGGCTGTGGGGTGGTGGAAGTGTGTACTTGCTTCCGTGGCTAGTGGGCGGCGGATGCTACCCGGATGCGTCTTACTACCGGGCGGCGGGGGAAGTTGGGTACGGAGCGGATGGCCAGGTCAGTGTCCGGGTTGGTATCGTCCATGAGACGGCGGTACCGTTCGGCATTCGTCCTGGAGGAAAACTTCTGGATGATGTACTTTTGACGGGTATGGTTGTCGAACGTGTTGGTGTAGTAGGTAATGGTGCCGTAGACTTCAAACATGACTGCCTCCTTGGGTGGGTTGTTTACTCCCCACCGGTTCGGGCCGCGAAGCGGCCCTCATAGGTAATGACGGGTCGCTACGCTTCCCTTCATCACCGGTCTAGCCGCGAAGCGGCACAAGAGAACCCACCCAGTCGGACATGGAGTGTCTTTCTGGGTGGGTTGCTGTGGTTATTGTGGGCTCAGGTTGGTGGTACGTCACAGGAGTACAGTGCGTACCATTGCTCGTTCTGGTAACTGATGGTGAGGGCTTTAGGTGTCCCTTCAAGGGGACGGTGCACGTCTATCCGAACGTCTCCTATCTTGGGAATTTTGACGGTACCGTTTTCTCGTAACTTACCTGGACCTTGCCATTTTGTACCCACCACGACTTGCGGAAAGGTGAAGCTAGTCCACTCCCCTCTTTCTACAACCTGGGGATAGGTTGCCTTCTCTTTCAGGCGGACTTTTGCGAAGAATCTGTTGAACGTTTGTTCCACCTGGATAAGGGTTTGCTGGAGCACCTGAGCGTAGACCTTTTGGAACTCGGGTCTTGTCTTCTTGAGGTAGGGTAAGGCATACATCTGGTCGTATGCGGATAGGTTCTTCTTGTGTCGTTTCCAGGCTTCCTTCCGTTCCGTCAGGGCGATGTTGTATAGCTTCCACGTTAGGTCTAGTGTGAGCAGCAGGGTACTTTCTTGCTCCTTTGTGGGGTACAGGCGGTACACAACCACGGTTTTGTTTGGGGTGTTCCCGAGCTTCATACACTCCTTTCAAGGAATGGCAAAGCCCCGGATGCGGGCACATCGCGGGGCTTCTCTCATTGTACACAGGGGGGTACTTGGGCTAGGGTAGCAAAAATCCTAATCTCCTCTCTGTTCTCTATTGTTTATCTCCCAGTCCTTTCTACTGTCTCTCTACGTCCCTTACCCTTTATCTCCCAGTCCTTTCTACTATCTCTCTACGTTCCTTACCTTTCTCCTTGTTCTTTACTGGTAGAGGACGTGGAGTTAAGGGTAAAAGACAATGACCCCGTACATGCCTACTAGTAAAAGACATGTATTAGGGTGAAGGACATGGAGTTAACCCTTTCTCTCTCTGGATACACCTTTTCCCTCCCAGTCCTTTGTACTAGAAGAGAAAGGAGAATAGCAGAAGCTCCCTTCAAGACGAGGGGGAAGTGTGTCCCAGACACAGGGTAGGAATGGTGAGGGAGGAAATGTCGGTAGCAGGACTGGCGGTACATGCTCAGTTAAGTAAAAAGACTGTGGTGTAGCCGTTTACCTAACTGGAATTGTACTGAGTATAGTCCTGTGGACATCTCCTCCGTAGGAGAGAAACCTCGTCCTGGACGAGGTTAGTGACGGGTGAGGGGGATAAGGGGGGAGGGTCGGGAAGGGGGAGAAAGGGTGGATAGGGGTCGTTAGGGGTCGTTAGGGGTCGATGTTGCGTGGCACCGGTACATGCCTCCCCTACGTCCTGCACCGCATATTCCTCACTCGGCCCAAGGAATCTCTAGGGTGAGTCGTTACATTTCCCACCCCCCAACCCCCCTCCCGCCCAGACAAGGAGCGAAGCGACTTGTCATGGGAGGGGGGCTATGGAGTCAGACTAAATGGGCTGGTACTGCCCAGTATACCATGCCTCCTTTCTGCAACACGGCTGAGGGGAGTTACCCCCTGTGGCCTGCCGGGCGGTACACGCTCCGTAAAGTTTTTAGTCCCCCCGGCATCCCGAGCCCTGCGGCGGGGGGGCCTCCGGGCTCTGGATGGGGCCTTAGCTCGGCGTCTGTAGGGTCCCCATGGCGTCTATACGGCGGTACATGCCCAGGAAAGTTTTTAACCCGGAGGTCACCCCCTCTTCTCTGGGGTGGGGGGCATTCGGCCAACCTTCCCGACATGCTACCCCTAAACACCCGTTCGGTTCCTTCGGAACCTCAAGGGCAACGACGGGTCGCTACGCCCCCCGTCATTACCCCCTATAAGGCTCTGTAGACCCCCTAGAAGCGCCTCGACCCCCTGGTCTAGGGGTAAGTACTGGAGAGGGGGGGGGTCAGCCTTCTAGACCCCCTACAGAGCCTCACAGAGGCATATGGCATTTTAGTATGCCCTGGACGCATTTCCTGATTTGGGGGGATTCTACCCCCTTCATTGGATAGGAATTGCGGCTGGGAGCACACTTTATAGATGGGGTGACCTCCTTTCTCAGGTGCAGGATTGGGTTTACCTTTGCTGTCCCTACCCGGAGCGCTTCTCCGCGCTCCTTCTGCTCTTTCTCATCACCGGTTCGGACCGCTTCGCGGCCCTCTCAGGTGGGGAACAGTCGCTTCGCTCCTCTTCAGCACCCCCATGGCGTCTACCTGGCGGTACCTGCCTAGGAAAGTTTTGAGGCAGGTCATCCCCCCACGGTGTGGCCGGGGTATAGCCCCCCTAGCGGGAGCCATCCTGAGGACTCTCGCCTCGAGTACCACCCGACAAACCACCCTATGAGGGCATCAACCCGCACCCCCTTCCTCGAAGACCACCCATGCGGGTAGTCTTCTGTGGGCGTCCCCTACGGTTCCCGTGTACCGCAGGGGTTCTCCGGGCTCCCCCTCCCAGCGGTCCCAGAAACTCATGGACCCCCAGGATACGGAGATGACCAGGTAGTCGAGGAGGAGTTCCAGGCTGTCCTCCCCGTCCTGGTCCCGGACGGCAAACTCGGTGGACGGCCCCACCGCGCTACTGGCGGGGTTTGTCCTAGTGACTAACTCCCCCGGCATCCCCATCAGGGCGGCCAGGGTGGCCTTTATGTCTATTCGCATAACTCTCCCTAAATTACTGGGGGAGTCTTCCAGCCCCCATTCCTGGGGATGCGGGAGACTACCCCATCCTGAAATTTGAAGATGTGACGGGCCCAGCCGTGGTCGTGGTGCCCCGTTACGCTCAGTTTTACCTGAGCTACGGGGTCCAGCCGGAGGAGGGCCCCGAACTTCATACCGTGGCCATCCCCGTACTGCCAGACGCACTTGGCCCCTCCGGTTCCGATGGGCTCATGGTCGGCCTCATCGGTGAGGAACAGGGTTGGGGACCGTCTCCCGTTGTACCGGGCCAGGAGGACGGCATATACGCCATCCCCGAACTGGCCGTGGAAGCTGGCATCCCTGGCAGTGGCCCTGGAAGGCACCTGCACGGAAAGCAAGCGCCCTGCTACCTCGGGGATAACCAGGTAGCTCCAGTCGTTCCCCAGGTACTTTCCCGTACCCAGGGGGCCGAACTGGACCCCCCCGATATTTACGAAGGGAGTGGGCTTGTCGGTGTTGAAAACCACGTATAACATTCTGTCCTCCTTATCACCGGTTCGGGCCGCGAAGCGGCCCTGCAGAGTGTCGGGGTACCCTCGAGGGAACTCTGGGGACGAGCCGACACCTCGAGGGTAAACACCCCCTATAAGCCTCTGTAGGGTACCTAGAAGCTCCTCCACCCCCGGTTGTAGGGGTAAGACTGGAGACGGGGGGGTAAGCGCTTCTAGGCCCCTTGTAGGCCCTCACAGAGGCATGTCGAGGTTTTAGTTGTACCCCACAACCAAAACCTTGGTTTGTTGTTTAGAAAGCCATCACTCTCGGTTCTTGTGGAACCTCGAGGGCGATAAAGCTCAGCTTCATCGCCAGGGCCGGGGTTATAGCCCCCGCGAATGCGGCCCTGTGGCTTTTGCCAGGAGTACCACCGGTCAAGCCGGGGTACAGAAAAATACCCCAGAGTCTTTTGGACCCTGGGGCTGGGGGCTACTGGGGGACGCCGAGCTCGGCATCGATTGCGGTGGCAACTGCCCAGGCTTGTTCCCAGGTGGAGTAGACCCCGATTATAATGCCGTTGGACGCCTGGGAAACTACCCAGCCGTCCCCTTGCTCTTCTATTTCTATATTGGTATACATGGGTCCTCCTACTACTACCTACGCCGAAGCCACGGCTACCTGCCGCAGCTCCAGCGCGATGGGGCCATCGGGGGAGTCGTAGATGCCTGCGGGCACCCACTTCTCCCCCGACTGGACGAAGGCTATTGTGGGGGTATCCAGCAGCCGGAGCTGGCCGCTGGCAGTAAATGCCTGCAGCCTGCTACGGGATACCCGCTGATGAGGGCTAACATCCCATCCCTGGGCCGTGCGGCAGACAAACACCGCCCGCCCCAGGGAGGCCAGGGTGGGGACCATGGTAACTACCCCGCTGCCACGAGACGGACCACCCCGATGATGTGGCCCTTCTCGTTCCTGATGGCGGTGGGGCCGGTGTCCGGGGCGAACACGTCCGCCCGGCCCTTTATCGTCGCTAGAACCATACCGCTGACGATGAAGGCCACGCCCTCCTGGGGCTCGGGCAGGCCCTCCACCTGCCCGAATACCTGAGACACCACGGGGATGCCATCCACGGACCCGGCATCCTCGAACGACACACTAACTCTTGCCACGACCCCCGAGGGCTCGATGGTTCGCCCTGCAACCACCAGGGCATGGGGGGTTAAGTTCTTTAATTCCATAACTCCTCCTTCGGACGCCAGAGGGCTGTTTCTTTTCCCTCTTTTGTCCTCACCGATTCGGGCCGCGAAGCGGCCCTCTTAGGTGCCGAAGTAACCGAGCGAGGTGACGGTCTTTTTATAATAGGTGGGCATCCCCCACGCGGCAAAGCCTGTGGAGGTGCCTCTACTCCGGGGTTCTTAGAATTTCAGGACCACCGACTTGGCATACACCTTCACCACGGTGGCGGTTTTCACCTCCTCCCAGAGCATTACTCCGTTGGAGAGCTTCATCATCTGCCCTCCAACCTCAACTTCTCGGGTGTAGGGGGGGATGATAACTGTATCCCCCTCCTGCAAGCTATGCTCCCCCACCAACATGGCCTTCTCTCCAGCGAAGGTAGCCATGGCCACCCTTCTGAGGAATTCCGGGTGTACCGCGAACACCCAGAAGATGCTGTTGGGGAACACCTTGACCAATTCGGCGGAGAACTCCAGGGCCTGTTCCTCCTCCAGGCCCAGCATGAACTCGGGCATTTCTACTTGCAGTAGGTACCTGAGCTCCCGATTGAGGATGCTCCGTACATCCCCATCCTCGGCCTCTGCAGCCTGGAATTTGGCGGTGCTGAGGGCCACAAACTTCTCAAGGTACTCTTTTGCGACCACCTTGAGGGCGTCGTTGTCCCTCACTTTCAAGGCCACTTCTCTGGCCCTCGAAAAGTCCCAGCGGGTTTTCCCCACCGAGACTGCCTCGAGCCCATCAGAGACTGCCTCGACAATGGGCATCAGCTCGGCCAGGGCCTCTGCGTGGGTGACCATTCCGGCCTCGCGGGACTCCTTGGTGCTATCCCTGAAGGTGCGGAGGAAGTAGGTGGGCGATAGCTCCTTCATGGGACCCACCATCTTCATGGCCGTGTATACCACTCTGGGCACTTCCAGTTCTCCCACTCTCTTCTTCAGAGAGATGCTGAACTGTATGAGTTTGGAGAACTGCAGGACCAGCTCCTCGCTCAGCATATTGAAGTCGGCACAGTATCGGGCTAGGATGTCCCACTGCCCGATATTGGTTTCCCGCTCCTTGTTCCAGCGGGCCAACCGGTCCTCTGCCGAGGTGCCGTACTTCCTTCCCTCGGCCTTCCACTGCTGGAGGTTGACCACGGGCTCGTATTCGCCCTGCACGGGGTTCCTGTACAGCACCACCAGGTCATCCCCGTCGAAGTCTCCCCCTAAAACTTGGGCGAACTTGCTATCGCTCGCCCCACTTACATAGGCCACATTGCCTCCTACGTGGCCCACTACCGTGTATCTCACCCACCCATTGATGGGTAGGGCGGGGTTTCTGGTGGCGTATACCGTGTCCCCTATCACGGTATCTGAGCTTTTGGGCATCAGAATCTCCCGGTCCGCCAACTTCTCGGACCCGGAGACCTTACCCCTCCACCCTGCCGCACGGGACAGCTCCCAGCGAGTGAGGGCCTTGTATAGCCCTCCCTTCAGGCCCTCCTCCATCTCCTTCAGCATGGAGTCGGGGGCGGGTATCCCTAGACGGGAGAGGTACCCCCACCCGTTGTAGATGGAGGACTTTTCCCCCACCATAATTTTATTGACCCCGGCCAGGGCCTCTTCCAAGACCCATGGAGACAAGGAGTACCCCCTTGCCCTGGCCCAGTAGGTGTACTCCTGTAAATTGATAGACGCCCTGGGTCGATAGGTGGCGTCCGTTTCCAGCACCGAAATACTGGAAAATAGCAGCGACCCTACCTCCTCGGGCAGGGACTTCCAGCTCCCCACAAAAGTTTGGGGCTTCTCACCGGGCAGTACCACCCGGATGGTGCCCTTTCCAACAATTCCGTCCTGGGGACTAAACACCGTCCCCTGAACTAGGGCGGTCTCGAGGGGCAGTTCAAACCCCTCTACCAAACGACCCCATTCTTTACGGCTCAGGGTCATCAGGAGGCCATCATTGACCTCCTTATTGTTTTTTGGGGGCAGGGAAATATACCCTTCCCCCTGGAATAACTTTCCTGGCCTTAAAAACATACTGGCCAGGAGGTGGGAGTCTCCTTTCTCCCCCCACCATTTTCCAAGGATGGGGTATTTGGCCATGAACCCTTTCAGGTCCATGTACACCACCCGGTGGGAGTTGCCCCCCACGAATTCCATGTTGTCTAAAACAGTGGCAGGCTCCTTCCCTACCACTACGTCCTCGATTTTTACGTCATTATTGAAAAGGAGAGCGAACGAGTCCCTCTCCCATCCTCTCTCTGAAAACGAGCCCGTGTATACTTTACGGGCTTCTGTGAGGTGCTCCTTCTTTTCCTTAATTGTTTCCTTGAATTTCTCTATGCTTAGCATAACAACTCCTTGCCTGGGTCAGTAGTAGACCCAGGGCTTTGGCGACTGCCCAGCACGGGACGGCTGGCGAAGCGAACCGTGTCAAGGAGGGGACCCGCTGGGGGAGGGGACCCGCGCTAGCGGGGAGGAGGCCCCCAGGTAGCGGGGAGGGGGCCTTGACACGGCAGACGGACCGTGCTAGTCGCGCATCAAAGCCCTGGGGCTACGACCCAGTCATGAGTTGTATGTCCTCTACTTTTTCTCCCTTTTTGCCTTTTTACCCCTCTTTCCCCACCCAGGCAACCCTGTCCATACTCTCTTGTTACCTTTCTTTCCTGGGTAGTGTGGGAGGCGGGGGTGGGCGGTGGGACACTACGTGTTCTGCCCCCCTTGAGGCTACGTAGTAACTGAACGGGCGGTGGGGCCTTGGTCGGGTAGAACTTTCCACTGGTCTTTGTCCCTCAGCGTAGGGTGCGAGGCGTGGGGGTGGGGGTGAGGACAGTCGAGTGCGGCCTGTGGCCGCAGCCTAGCTTTTCTTTGGGCGGCCAGGTTGTGGTGTGGGGGGTCGTAAGGGTGGGCAAGCCTGGCCGAGCGTGCGAGGCCAGGGCCGGGGGTGGGCGGCGGGACTCTAGTCGCGCTGCCCTTGAGGCCCCTTTGGGACCGAGCGGGAGGTGGGACTCTAGTCGCGCTGCCCTTGAGGCTGCGGCGTAGCCGAGCGGGCGGTGGGTCCTTGGGGTGTTGTTGGCCCGAGGGTCGTTGGCGGGTGAGTGAGGTTCTCTAGGGGTGGGAGTGGGGGGTGGGCGGTGGGACACGTAGTGTTGCCTTTGTCTTTCCTGGCGAGCGTAGAGAGCCTCGGCCATGCCGGGGGGCTTTGCTGTCGGTGGGTGGAAGTGAGGCGAGGCGTAAGCCTCGCTGAACTGGGGGGTGGGCGGTGGGAGTGGGTCTCCTGCCCTGGCCCAAAGGAAAAGCCCCCAGCCTTACGGCTGGGGGCATAACTATCGGTACTCTATATGGGCCAGCCTGAGGCTGGCCCATGCTGCTAAGGCCTGGTTATATGTGTCGTACCGCGCGGTAAACCGCGCGGACACGACCCAGTAGTACTTCTTTTTGGGCATGGTTTCCTTGCCCGGATACCCTCCGGGCAGGGGGGGGGGGGGTTAACTTTTGTGCAGGGAGCGGGCGAGCCGCTCCCCCACTACCGAGAACTCCTTTGGGGTATCGAGAGATACCCTGACGTGGACTCCGAGCGTACGCTCGTCTTTTGTCCGGGTAATCACCCGGACAAAACCCACCTGGATGTATTTCCAGGCAAGTATGTACCGCGCCTCCGTCGTGACTACGTCCATGTCGCCCATCAAGGGCGGCATGGACTTGAACTCCAGGAGGGCGTATTCGCCCTCCTGGACGGCTACGGGCAGAATCACCCGGTAGCCGAAGCTGTTCAGCACTTCGAGCTCTTCTGCTCTTGTTGCAGGGTTTTTCATACTCTTTCCTTTTCCCTACGCTTCTATGGGCGCGTAGGGTGGCCCTGGCTACTGCTCCCGCAGACCGCCAACCAGCATTGTCTTGCTGGATTTATGCAGGATTCTGTAGAGTCCCACACTTTGATTTTTTGTCAGCGGCTAGGGGTTCGGCCCTAGCCTTGGGTTTGGGGTCGGAGTCATCTCCTTTCCTGATATAAGTATGTCTTGCAGCAGCAAAAACCAACACCAAAGCCTGTAGCGCAGCAAGGTGCGGGGAGGGCCTTTTTTATCGTGTTTATGGAGTGTAGGCGTTATGCCGTCACGCAGCACTAAAGTCCCATTTCCCAACCCAACCTTCAAAAACGGGGGGAATTTCTTTAGAAATAACAAGTTCGACTTCTATGAGAGGGTGAAGTAGAATTGAAGGTATGCAGAATTGGCAGACTACCTACCGGCTGGAACACCTGCAGGTGGTGCATTCTTTTCAGGTGGAGGAGGGAGTAAGTTTGCGGGTACTCCCTACCATGCAGTTTGTGGATGGGTCAGGAGAAGAGGCGGAGGGAGCCAGGGCTACTATTCTCAGGAGTTACCGGCAGAGGGGTTACCTGGCGGAAAAGGAGGCGGCCTCGCTGGTGACGTTCTGCAATGTGTCGTTGTTCGACCTGGTACAGCGGCGGGTACTGCCAATACTGGGACTGCAGCATGTCTCCGCGATGAGGCATGAGCTGGAGGTCCAGGGGGTGCCGGTGGACTACGGGGTTCTTATTGACTGTCCTACCCGGCCCATCCAGCCCTGGAGCCATCTACAGCAGAACCGGTACCGGGACAAGCAGGTCTTCTGGAAGAGGGGAGTGCCGGAGGAGAGTGTGAAGTATGAGGTGGTGGAGGTGTACACCCTGGCGGTGAGGTTGTTTTGGGCGGATGAAGAGGTGGTCTACCCCTATCCGCTGTATGGGTACCTGACCGGGGTGGGGCAGGATGTGGGGGATATTTTAAGACAGGCGGTGTACGCTCGTTACCTGGATGAGACGTTTACCTTTGTGTAAAAGGAGGAATGGTATAATGAGAGGGCATGGACAGACGCGCAAGGCATATGCGTCTGGCCGAAGACTTTAGAGCGCGTACCGGGAAGCTACCGGTAAGACTGGACTGGAGAGGGGAGAACCGCACCTACTGGGAGACCCAGCATGGGGTGGCGTACCCTTCGGCCAGAATAGTTGAGCTGGAGTGGGGTGGGTGGAGCAAGTTCATGCTGGCTCTGGGGGGGCTACCGTTGACCCATCGGGAGACGGGGGTCATGGCCCTGGAATACGTTCAGGCCCGCTACCCGGAGGTGGAGCTGATGCCTGGGGCTAATGGGACAGTGGACTGCTTCATTGGTGGGGAGCGGGTGGAGGTGAAGGGTAGCCGGTTGAACCGGGATGCCCGCATACCCGCCCCTCGCTGGAGGTTTCGCATCCATTCCAGGCAGTTGAGCCTGCTGGTGGACAGGGTCATCCTGGTGGGTATCGCCGGGGACTCCCCCGTGGTGGAGTGGAGCTTTGACCGGGCGGACTCCCTCATCCACCTGGACGGCAAGGACGCGCTTTCGGTAACGGCCAGGCAGGTGTTTGGCGGGGGACACTACCCCTACTACTACAACGAGGTTTTTCGAGAGGACCTCACTTACGAGGAACTTTTAGCGATGGAGTCTAGCGATGAGTAAGAAAATGGAACTGGTATACGCCCCGATGAATGAGGTTAGCCCCAACCCCTGGAACCCCCACGGTACGACCGAGAATGAGATGGACGACCTCAAGGCGTCTATCGCCAAGTGGGACATGAAGGACTGCCCGCTGGTGGTGGAGTTTGACCGTCCGGTACACTATGAGGGCACTACCGTGGAGCCTGGAAGCCGCAGGTACCTGGTTGTGGACGGGGAGCAGAAATTCACTGCCCGCAAGCTGGCCTTCCTGGATGGGTTGGTGAATGACCCTACTATCCCGTTGCTGGTGATGGGCAAACTGTCGGAGTTTACCGAGGCGGAGTTGGCCGAGTTGGGTCAGGCCCTGAACCATAAGGGCAGAGGAAGTCTCGAGGATGCCAGAAAGACCGGGGTCATCGTGGAGTGGCTGACGTCCAGGGGCAGGACCCTGGAGGAAGTGGCCAGCGCTACCGGACAGCGCAAGGAGATGCTGACCGAGGCCTTGATGGCGGCCAGGCAGGCTAAAGGCAGGGCGGTACCTCCCGGTAGCCGTCCGCTGGGGAACAAGGAGCGGAATATTCTGAATGTGGTACTGCCCTTCGAGTCGGAGATGGAGGTAGACGAGTTTGAAACCCTGGTGGCCAAGGTCATCCAGGACAAGGACTCGGCTCCCACCACGAAGGGCTTCCGGCGCAGTGTGGGGGTGCTTGAGGCTCTGAGGGCCTATGCCCGAAATTAGCTTTCGCAGTCTGGCGGAGCAATGTGCCCCCACTCCCGAGGATGTGGAGTTGTACCGTCACATCTGGAATTACCATGTCTGGGGCTACAGCATTGACATGATTGCGGACACTTTGCAGAATGTGGGGTTTTCCACCAACCGGACAGCAGTGCAGCGGGCCCTGAAGGAGATGAAGTCCCGGATGGAGGGGGCTTCCTACCGGGAACTGGCCGAGGGCGAGGTGCGCGAGTACCTGGCCCTCAATGCGGTAGCCCAGCAGGAGTTGATGGACCTCTTTGTGGAGGCACGCAACGACTTCTTGCACTTACGGAAGGGTCAGGTACGCCGTGCGGACGGCAGCAAAGTGATGCAGGTTACTGCCAAGGACCTGATGGGGATGCTGCAGGGGGTGGAGAGGCTGGCCCAGAACCGGGCAGCGGTACTGACCAAGCTGTCGGAGGGCCAGACCTCGGGGAGTACTACCCCTCGACTGACGGCAGCCCAGACCGAGGACGACCTGGTTCGCAAGCCGGATGTAGAGGATGTTGAGTACGAGATTTTGTAAAAAAAGCATGGTGTATAATGTAGCGTAAATGACCCCCTCCAAGAAGGGGGTCTTCTTATTTAAGGGGGCTGGGTGAGGTACATACGCGAGGCTGCTCCCAGCGCAGCTTTCTTCAAGCTAATCAACTACCAGCCCTACCCCTACCAGGAAGCCATTCATAACTCCTGGAGCCTGTACCGGGTGGCTATTATAGGCCGTCAGAGCGGGAAGAGCGAGGTTGCCAGTGTGGAGGCGGCCTTTGAAATTCTGATGCGGTCGGGACGTACGGGCTGGGTGGTGGCCCCCACTTACGAACAGGCCACCATCATCTTCGAGAGGGTAGTGGAGTATGTCCGCAGGGCAGATGTCGTACTGCCAGGTACCCGCAAGTTGAAGGTCTCGTACCGCAACCTGCGGATGAGTATAGAGCATTATGATGCTCAGGGGAAGTTTCTGGGGGTTTCCCGTTTTCAGGGGAAGAGCGGGGACTCCCCCGACAACCTGAGAGGGGCCAGTCTGGACTTCATCATCATGGACGAGGCGGCCATGGTGGACGAGAAGGTCTGGTACGAGGCTTTGCTGCCTACACTAACCACGACAAATGGGTGGGTACTTATTATTACCACGCCCAAGGGATTCAACTGGGTACACGCCATGTTCCGGGAAGCCCTGGAGATGGCGGAACATCCCAGGTACCCCAACTACACCAAGTACGCGGCCTGGCAGCTTCCCACCTGGGAGGCCAACCCGACAGTACCCAGAGAGTTCTTCGAGGAACAGAAGCGGGTACAGCCAGACAGGACCTACCGGCAGGAGTACGGGGCCGAGTTCATCCCCGACTCGGGTTCGGTCTTCCAGGGGCTGGTGGAGGTACCCAAGGCCCCGGTGCAGCATGAGGGACATTCCATCATCACGGAGCCGGTACGCTCCATGACTCGCTATGTGATAGGGGCCGACTTTGGGCGACTGGATGACTTCTCGGTGTTTACAGCAGTGGACATGGACCGCCGTAAGGTAGTGGAGGTCCTGCGAGTGAACACGGTTTCCTGGGAACGACAGCTCGAGAGACTGAAGAACATGCAGCAGAAGTACCGGGCCTTTGTGGTAGCCGATGTACAGGGTAGCGGGGATGTGCTGGCCGGACAGATGGCTTCCATGCAGATACCCTTTGAGGGGGTGGCCTTCAAGACCACCAACATTAAAGAGGAGTACATCAACAAGCTGGCCCTGGCCATAGAACATAAGCGCATCATTCTACCGGATGACAAGGAGTATCTGGACGAGTTTCGGGACTTTGTGTACGAGCGCACCCCCGGAGGGCGCCTGCAGATGAAGGCTGCGGGCAGGGGCAAGGATGACCGGGTGGTCTCCCTGGCCCTGGCCTGGTGGCAGGTGGCCGAGCACGGGTCTGGTTCCGTGGAGACAGGGGGCCAGGACCTGGGCTGGCTGGTACATATGCAGGATAACGCTCTGGATGCAGTGGATGACCTGGAGCAGCTTTTTACCTAGGAGACCGATGGCTAAGCCTAAATGGAGGTTCTGGCAACGGGATGCTCCGAATCCTGAGTTGCCGGTACACGCAACCGATTTCGGAGTCATCACCAATGGGGAACACACCCAGGTAGTGTCGCTGGCCGCTACCGGGGCCATAGACCCCCGAGAGGCGGAGCGGCTGGTAGGGAGTGCGCGGGTCAGGAACCTGCGTATTGACCTGCCGGGAGTTCTGAATGACGGGCTGGAGGTGGGGGGTCTCAGCCTCGAGGACTGGTACAAGGAATACTTCAAGATGCTCCGGGATGACACCATCCAGGACGCCATGAAGTTCATCTACTCCAGTCTCAGGACGGCCAGCTACTACATCGAACCGGCCAGCGAGGATACCAGGGACCTGGATATTGCTGCTTTTATTGCGGACTCGCTGGGTCTAGACGGTAAGCGGGCCGGGAAATACCCCTATGGCCGCTTGTTGAAAAGCTACTACCAAGCCCTCATCTTCCGGCGCAGTGCCATGGAGATAGTGCTAACCCTGGGCCAGGATGGTCTGGCGGTGCTGGACAAGCTGGTGCCCATCCATCCGGTGAACCTGGCTGAGGTGGAGAGGGACGCTCGAGGTGGCCCCCAGCGCCTGGTGGTGCGAGGGCTGGTACAGGGCGAGGCTGCCGCCTACCGGGAGGTTAAACTTCCGATGTTCAAGTCGGTGCTGTTTGTGCACGACGATGACGGGGACCTGGTGGGTAACTCTATTCTGGAGGGAGCCTGGGTCAACTGGAAGATAAAACGGGCCATGCTACAGCTTATCAATGCCGGGTTCGAGAGGTTCTTGCTGGGTATTCCGGTACTGAAGCTGCCCAAAAGCGTGGTACGGGAGTCCCTGGAATGGCAGGGGGCCCGCAATACCCTGACGGCCTTTGCTGCCAAGCCGCGAACCGGGATGCTGGTCCCGGACGGGTACGAGTTCAGCATCGAGGTAGTCAATGCCCAGATGCCCGACGCCCTGCCCTACCTGAGCCGGGTGGTGGATGGTATTTACCGCAGCATGGGGCTGGGGTTCCTGACCAGCGAAGGGGACAGTGGGGGTAACTACAAACTCTCGGATGCGGTGACCAAAGCGTCCGGGCGGTACATGCAAAGCCTTCTCATCCAGTTCCTGGAGTACATCAACACCTACCTGATACCCAAGCTGGTGCTGGTCAACTGGCCAGAGGCGGTGAACTTCCCTACCCTGAAGGTGGACGAGTCCGAGAGGGCCGACCCTGCCAGTGTACTCAACGCCTATAGCCAGATGGTCTCGGCCAGCCAGAAGGACGGAAGCTTTGACGCCAAGGCGTTTGCAGCGGTAGTGGAACATGCCCCTTCTGCCATTCGGCGCTGGATGGGCTTTGATGCGGACAAGCGGCGGCAGCTTGTAGGGAGCCGCAGGAGGAGTGTGCGATGAAGGTGATGAGAGACCCCCAGCGGGGGACCCAGGACACGGGTAACGTGTTGTTCGAGATGAGCTATGGCCGTCCGGTGGAAGTGCGGATGCCTATCAAGTTCCCCCTCTCGGACACTCCGCCTCTGTTTACCGGTAACGCAGTCTCGAGGCCGGTGGTGGTGTGTAAGGAGGGGACCTACGCCAAGCCGGTCGAGGATGCTTCGGGGCGGGTTACCCTCAAGAAGTTTACCTTTACCAAGCAGGACCTGCAGGCGTTTGTGGACAACGCGGCGCGGGACGTCCCGCTCAACGTGGACCACTGGCGCGGAGGCTATAACCACTACGGCTGGGTCCGCACCAAGACCGGCGAGTTCAAGGTGGACAAGGACGAGGACGGAAAGTGGGCCCTGTTTGCCCAGCTTGAGGCCACCCCCGAGACCCTGGAGGCCATCGAGAAGGGGAGGCTGAGGGACTTCTCTCCCGAGATACGCCCCTACGAGAAGCGCCTGGTGGGCCTGGCGCTCACCAACTACCCGGTAATGCAGGAACTTCACCAGTTTACCGACGCGGTGGAGGAAGACCACTTATCCCAAGGGACCGAGATGAATGTAGACGACATCAAGCAACAGCAGTTGGACCTGGACCGCAAGCTGACCGAGCTTACGGCCCGCCTGGAAGCCTCGGAGGCTGCCCGCAAGCAGGCCGAGAGGGAAGCCCGTACCGCCCGCCTGGCCCTGGAGTTCAGCGACAAGGTAGGGCGCCTGGTCAAGGACGATAAGGGACACAGCCGTATTGCCCCCGCTGCGCGGGAGGCGGTGCTGGCCCTGTACCTGTTTGCGGCGGAGCATGAGGGGGAGGTCAGCTTCAGCGAGGAAGGCAAGGAGAGCAAGCTGTCCCCGGTGGCCTTGCTGGATAAGGTTTTTGCCGGACTGCCCAGCGTGGCTCTCTTCTCGCAGGAGACCCCCGCTTCCGCTACCGGTACCGACTCCACTGGCGAAGACGCCGAGATGGGCGACTTCAATGTGGAAGAAGCTAAGAAACTGGCCCGCGCCAGACTCGCGGACTTCAAGTAATTTTCAGGAGATACAGACATGTTGAAACCCGGACAAACTCCCTGGCGCGAAGTGCTCAAGGCGTCCCAGCCCCACCACGACTCCATCGAGGGCCTGTTGCGTCCTCCTCTGACCGTGGCCGCTACTTTTGATGTGGCCACCTACGGGAACCCCCGGCGCGGGGCTCTGGTAGCCCTCGACTCTTCGGGGGTGGCGATACCCATTGTACTGGCAGAAATTGGGGCGCTGGTCTCCGGCACCACCTACCGGGTGAACTGGGCGGTCAGCCGCTTTGTGGTGGGTACGGCGGTGGAGGTCTCCACCGGTCCGGGAACTACCGCGGCTGTGACTGTCACTGCCGCGACCTTCGCCCAGAAGAACGAGGATACCGGACTGGTGAGCGGTGAGGATACCGTCACCTTCTCACTGGCCTTGCCGGTGGGCGCGGAACTCCTGCTTTCCCAAGCGGGCGCGGGACAGCCGGTACAGGGTGTGGTCTACGAAAGCAGCCTCAGCCAGAACTTCTCGATGGCTCTGGAGATTCCCGGTGCCCGTGCGGACCAGATTGCAGGGGGCAACAGCGCCTTTGTGGCGGGTCTGCCCGGCGTCTCGGTGAAGTTCGGCGCTGTGTTTATCGACACCAAGATGGCCGTGGCCCCTCGCGGTGCGGTGTATTAAGACTTTTAGAGGAGAGTAACTGATGTCTTACCCTGCTATTGTAGAAGTGAACCCCATCCGCGAGGGTCTGCGGTTTCCCACCCAGGCCCAGGTTGAAGCCATCCTGGAAGACCTGGACACCGACAAACAAGGCCAGGCCGATGTCGGCAGCTACAGCCTGGTTCGTAAATACTTTCCTACCGAGAGCATTCTTTCCTCGGAACTGGAGATTTACGCCATCCAGAATCCCTTCGACTACGGGATGACCTACTTCCACACCCTGTCCACCGACCCCTACACCGTGAGCCGGGCCTCCAGCGTCTCGGTTCACAAGACCACTTGGGCCGGGGCTCACTTCAAGGAAGCCGCCCGCTGGGGCGAGGCTGAAATTCTGCACCTGGCCTCCATGGCTCCCAAGCTGCGCCCTCTGACCATCCAGTCCGAGGTGGCCTCGGCGCTGGTGGCTATGCGCGACCGCCGTCTGCGCCGGATGGAGTGGCTGGTGGCTCAGTTGCTGACCACCGGTGGTATTGCGGTGGCCGCCAACCTGCCCGATAACCCCGCGAAGGTGGCCTACAACGTGGACTATATGCTCCACAACCCCAACATTACCCTGCCTGCCCTCTGGGACGTGAAGGACGCCAACGGTCAGACTCCGGCAACTGCGGACCCCATCCGCTTCTTCGCCGACCTGCAGGACGACCTGGTGGACAGCGGCTTCCCCTACAAGGTAGTCGAGGTACTGGTGGGCCCTGAGTTCATCAAGACCATGCGGGAGAACACCCTGTTCTGGGACACCTGGTACAAGTTCAACCTGACCGAGACCGAGGCCAACCGCGAGCGCCGTCCGGCCTACTACTTCCCCGATGAGTTCGTGACCAACGCCTTCAAGGCCATGACCGGTATCTCGGTGGTGGTGTATGACAAGGGGTACTTCGATGCGGCAGGGGTCTTCCACCGCTTCATTCCCCAGGGCCATATGACCCTCATCCTGGACGGTAGCGGTCCTCTGGGCAAGTTCACCTTCACTGCCCATGCCCACAGCAACACCGAGACCGGGGCCATTCGTCTGGGCACCGGCCCCTACGCTCTGACCAACAACCAGTTGCAGCGGGCCAACCCCTTCTACGAGATTTTCCACGGGTTCCACGGGCTGCCCCGTCTAACCGATTACAACCCCAAGACCCTTAGAAGCCACCGCCTGAAGTTCCTGCGCTACATCTAAAGTTGCCTACTGGGGGGGCGTACCCGCGCCCCCCCTGCTTTTCAGGAGGTGTGTACTTGAAAGTGGAAATTCTAGTTGAGGTACTTTATGTAGGGGGCAGCAAGCCCTTTGCATACAAAGGGGACGTGCTTACCCTGTCCAGGGTTCTGGCGCAGACCCTGGTAGAAAAGGGACTGGCCCGACCCTACAAGAAGAATAAGGAGGAGTAATGTCCCTCCTGGATAGCGTCTGGGCGTTTATGCCGCCAGGCTACACCCGTCCCGAGCAGGTGACCCAGGATGGTCGGGCGGGGGTCACCCCCACCACTTTTCAGCAGTTCGTAGACAAAACCCAGCGCCGCATTACCGACCGTATGGCTCTGGCCGGACTATCTGCCCCCAACTTTACTCAGGCCCTTCCGAGGACTCTGGACGAGGTGCGGGGCCAGATGATAGCGGCCCGTATTTTACGGTTCTTTCCCACCCACGATGTACTGCGTAAGGAATACTGGGCGGAAGCCTACGCCACCCTGGACGAGTACATCCGGCTGGAGTTGGCCAGTAAAGGCATTTCGTTGGCGGCCCCTGAGTTTGTAGACGGTTCGGAGATGGACTATGGCTTCCCCAAACTCTAGGACGCCCCGCCATACCGTGGACCTCAGTGTCCTTACGGGCGAGGTAGCGGAGCGGGTTACCCAGAGTCTGCAGGAGGGCTTGGCCAAGCTCTTCATGTATCAGCATAAAGGACAGTTCTCGGTGCGCCGCCAGATGGCCCAGGAGATGCTGTACGAGGCGCTGGTAAAGCAGGAAGAGGACCTGGCCGACCGGGTACAGCATCTGATGGGTATGGGCCTGTACCGGCTCATTACCCAGAAGGGGCGTCCTGCTGGATTCAAGGTCAATCGCTGGCGGACCTTTGAGCAGGAGTACGAGGGCATCGCCTCCTTCAAGTCGCCCTCTATGCGGAAGTCCCGGTCCTGGCTGACTCGCAGAGGGTACCGCAGCTACCGCGAGTACCAGCGGGAGGGGACCCAGACGGGGGAACCGACCAGCAGGCGACAGCGACGGGACCAGCAGATGGCGGCAGTCAAGGCCGACCTGATGCGTTCCCTGGAGAGGCAGGCCCGCCAGACCAAAGACCCGGCCCGTCGTACCGAGTTGCGCAAGCGGGCCCGGAGGGTACAACACCGCTCGGGACACCTGATGGGGCTTCCCTATGGGGTGCAGAGTGGGGCGTTTGCCCGCTCCTTCCTGGTGATGCCGGTGGAGCTGAAGGTGCGGCTGGGGAACCGGAATACCCCTAACCGGGTAGCCCTGAAGGCCTTAGCCAAGCGGGTCAGTGCGGCGGAGTCTGTGCGCAGGGCGGCAGGGGAGGGGGGCCTGAGTCTGTCCGAGACTGCTCGCATGGTGGTACCGGGAGTAGAGGTGACCTGGAACCGGCCCATGCGGACCCATATCTCGATGCGGGCTTTGTTGCTCAGTCCCCGGCGACGGTTCCAGCTTCGGCGGGACAGCTTCCCTCTCTGGGACCAGCAGTACGCCCTGGCTGCGCTGGAGTCGGCTCTGGAGGCGAGGACATGAACCTGGAATTACCTTTTGTAGACGACCTCGAGGCCCGGCTGCGGGCGCTGGTGTTCACCTACACCGATGGAGGTACCGACCGCTTCACTGAGGTGGGGCTGGGCAAGGTACCTGCGGGAATGGGCTACCCCTGTGCGGCCATTGTGCCTCTGGGACCCAACTTCCCGGTGGAGGTGCTGGGCATTCAGGGCCTGGAGCGCCGGGGCAAGCACGTAGGAGTCCTCATAGAGGTTCACTACGAGCATCCCGACCAGCGCCAGGGGATGCGAAACATGTCCGACCTGCTCTGGCAGGTTATGGACGCGCTGACTGACCCGGCGCAGCCCTCCTTCGGGGGGTGCGAGCGATTTGTTTTAGGCGAAACCGACTACGCTTACGTGATGGCAGACGAGGACGATAACTTGCAGGCCGACTGGGGCTTCAAGAGCGTGGCTGCTATTCCGGTGGCGGGCGTGTGGCGCTACAGGAACTAATATGCGAGGTTCCATCCACGTAACCTACCTAGGCCCTCAGCCGGAGCTGGCCGTCAATGTGGCGGGCGGTTTCAAGTTTGTCCTACGCAAAGGGGTCCGCACCCTGATGCCGGAGTGGAGCGCGAGTATGTTCACCGGCCCCGAGTTTGTGGTCGAGGACACCGGTCCTGAGACTCCCATTACCGCATCCGAACCGGATGCCCTTCTTGAGGTGTAAATATGCCTAAAGGCGTTGACTCTGTTCTGCAGATGAAGGCTCAGACTGGGCGGGGCGTACCCGCTACTCTGGCCCCTACCGACTATGCCGTTCCTTTCCTGAGCGAGAGCCTGCAAGCCCGGCCCACCATCTACCAGTCCGAAGCTCTCCGGGCCCAGGCGGTACGTGACCGCAGGCTGGCCCGTCTGGGGACTCTGGATGTGGGGGGTAGCCTGGAGGTGGAAGCCACCAATCGGGGTCTGGACCTCATTCTACCCTTTATCTTTGCGGACGTGACGGTGGACTCCTCCCTGGTAGCCCCCAACTTCCGCAAGACCTACCGCCCCACCATTGTCGAGACTCCTTACGTTACGGTGGGGGTTTCGGACGGGGAGACCACCCGCCAGTTCACCGACTGTAAGGTGGGCTCCTTTGCCCTCAACGGCAGCATCAACCAGCTTGCTCGGGTCAGCCTGGAAGTAGCGGGCATTGAGGCCGGAGTGAGCGGGGTGCCCCTGGCCGGGAACATTCCCGCGGTGGAGTACGGGCTGTACTTTGAACACGCCATCGTGCGCCTGGGCCGGGCCGGGGCGGTACTGGAAGAGATTCCGGTCTCCAGCTTCGATGTCACTTTCAACCGCCAGCTCAACACCAACCGCTACCGTATGGGCAGCCGGTTCCGCAGGGATGTGAATGGTCAACGCTTCGAGGTGACCGGTAGCTTCTCCACCGACGCCAACCCCCTCACCGACCGCCAGGCCCTGTACAACGCGGTGCTGAATGCGGAGTGGATGGAGCTGGAAATTTCCTTCATCGACCCCACCAACTCGGTGACCACCGGTACCGGTACGGTTCCCTCCAGTTTTGTGGTGGACATTCCCTACGCCCTCCTGGAGTGGCCCGGCCACAATATCAGCGGACCGGACTACATTGAGGGTTCGGTGAACTTCTCGGCCTTTGCCGAGGGTGCCACCATGCCCGGCATCATTCACACCTACAGGCTGTAATGGAACTCAGCCACTTCTTCAGCGTACCAGTCCCGAGGGAGGCCTCCTTCGGGACGGTGCGTTTCTCTCCCATCAGCGTGGACTTCTGGGTGCGGCTGTTCGAGTGGCACGAGAAGTCCTTTGGTGAGGTACAGCAGACCCTGGGCACGGCTACCAAAGGCACCCGCCTCGAGGAGGCCCGGTTGTTGGAGGTGTTGACCTGCCTGGTGCATACTGCCACTTACCCCTATCTCAAGGAGCAGGTCTCTTCGGACACCTGGAAGGACGCCTGCTTCAACTGGGTACTTACCGACGCGGGCATGGTGGAGTGGTTTCTGAAGTACCTGGAGGGCTTTATGCCCAGCCCTGCGACCAGCAGGGTCAAGAACCCCAAACCGGCAGACGCTACCCCCAAGACCGAGTTCACCTGGGAGTTCCTGAATGACGTGTCGCTGTACACCGGACTCTCGCCGGAAGAGGTGCGGCACCACTCTCTGCGTTCACTGTTCAGCCTGATGGAAAAGGCCAGCGAACTGGAGAAGGCCAAACTGGAGCTACAGGCAAAGACGCGGTTGTTTTGAACTAATGGGCGGTGGGCGAGAGCCTACCGCCCTTTTTTGTTTTGGAGTTATATGCGCCTGAATGCGGACTTTAATGTGTCTCTGGCCGGGCTGGAAGCCGAACTGGCAAAGGCCCTCAAACCCCTGGAAAACCTGCTCCGTACTGCCTCCGGGAACAAGAACGCCAAGGTGATGTTTACTGAGTCGGGAACCGAGTTTGTGGGCCAGAGCATCCAGGGCATGAACCAGCGGTTCAACCTGGGAATGTCCCAGCAGGATGTGCAAGCGTACCAGGCCCTGTTTGCTCGGGCCAGCGCAGCCAAAGAGTCTATGACCGAGGCCATCCGCAGTGGTAACTCGGCCATGGCTGTGACCCATATGCAGGATATGTCGGTTGCGGTGAACCAGTTGTTTACCGAACTGGGTACCGTCATGCGCCGGGTACACACGGTGCGCAAGGACTTCACCAGTGCGGTGACCGGTCTGCAGACGGCGGTAGGGAATATCTCCAAGACCAGCGGGGGAATGGTCACGGGTACCGCCGCCAGGGACATAGTGCAGCAGTTGGGTACCCTGGACACGGTGCTGTCGCAGATAGACAGCAAGGAGGCCAGCAAGCTGCTGGGCCGCAAGACCGACCTGACCCGCGCTCAGGTGTTGTTGCGTAACGTGCAGCAACTGGGGGTGACTACCGGTCCTAAAGGAGGGCACCAAGTCAATGCAGCCCTGGTGCGCCAGTTGTCCACTCAGTTGTCCAGTACCTTCAAGGACCTGGATGAGCTGGAGAAGCTGCTGAATACCCGGCTGACCAATGACGCGGCAGCCCTGCGGCAGATACAGACCCAGTTCCAGACGGCCAGGGTGGGGGACATGTCCCAGTTGGTCGGGGATGCCGGACGCAGCCGGGGGCTGAAGAATGCCCTGGGTACCGCCCAGGCCAACTCGGATGCCAACCTGCAGGCTCGGGCGTTCTCGCTCCTCTATGGTCGGAACCCTCAGAGTCCCCAGGACGACAAACTGTTCCATAACTTCATTGAGACCCTGGGACCCACGGTAGAGGAGTTCCAGAACCAGCTTTACAACGTATTCTCCAACACCTTGGGAAGCCTGGGTGCGGCGGTGGTTTTCCTGACCACGGCGGCCATCGCCAAGACCGCCGAGGACCTGACCGGACTGACCAAGAACCTGCATGTGTACGAGAATATCCTGGAGAGCCGGGGGGAAGAGGCCAAGGCCCAGGAAATATCGGTTCTGCGTAAGGAGATGATTGCCCTGGCCGGGGCCTCGGAGCAGACCGTCACCAAGCTGTCTCAAGCTCTGGTGGAAATATCCAGGCTGGGCGGGAGTACCAGCGGATTCTCGGACCTGCTCAACCGTACCCGCGTGGTCTACCACCAGTTCGGGGTAGACGCGGATGGGATGCTCAAGCAGAGCCAGGATGTGCTTATCCGCCAGCGCCGGATGTCGGTGGACCCCGGAATGCTGGCCGAAATAGTGGCCCTGGCCGGACCCCAGGCCGAGAAGGCGGTGGAAAATTTCGACAAGCTCCTCTCCAGCCGGGCTGGGCTGACCCTTTCTTACGAACAGTTGCGGAATGCAGCGGTGGCCTATGCCAAGAGCGGGCATGAGGTCTCGGACTCTCTGGCCCAGGTGCTGGAGTATGTGGAGAAAGGGGTGGAACTCTACCCACGCCTGGCCGAGGAGGCCGAGAAGGCCGGGCAGAAGATGGCGGATAGCTTCCTTCACGCCAGCGGGCGGGAGGTCTTCAAGGCCCAGCAGCAGGTGGGGGCGGCTATCGATGAGGCGCTGCTGGCTACCTTCGACTCGGTGGGGCTGGGTCAGGGCTCCAACTCTATTTTGACCATGCAGACGGCGCTGCTGGGACTGCTGACCATCGTGGAGACCGTGACCCGGAGTGGTGGGGAGTTCCTGGACTGGCTTAACAACCTGGAGGTGGCGGGTATTGCGGCAGGAGACCTGCTGCGAATTGCCGGTGCCCTGACCGCGATAACCCTGGGACTGCAGGCGGTGCTGTTCCTGGGCAAGCTGGTGGGCAGCCAGTTGGTGGCTACGGCAGGGGCCTGGGCGGCGCTGGGAACCCAGGGAGGAGCCAAGACCGTGCTGGGCACCGCGCTGCAGCAGGCGGTGGAGAGGGTCTCGGCCCTGCGGGGGGGACTCTCGGCGCTGGGACCTATTCTGGCCATGCTGGGGGCGACCCTGCAACTGGTTTTCTCCCCGGTGGGGGCAGCAGTGGTGGCGGTCTCGGCGCTGGGAGCGCTGGCCATGTACCACAACCAGGCCCGTAAGGCCGAGGCGGCGGCGCTGGACGAACGTACAGGCCGGAACCTGGTACAAGACGAGCGAGGCCAGTCCCGCTTCCGAGAGGTGAATGGGAGCCTCACTTACGCCCTGGGCAACCGGGCCATCAATGTAGACCGTGCCCTGGCCATGCTCAAAAACCAGGACCTTTCGGCGGCGGCAATCGGTATTACCAATGCCGACCTGGAAGGGGCGCAGGATATGCGCGACCTCTACCAGGTGGTCAAACGCTACCAGGAGGCTCGGGCTAACTTCGCCAGCACCCATGCGGCAGAATTGAATAACCTGAACGCTCAGCTCACTCGGGCCCAGGAGGAGCTGCGCCGGATAACCCAGGAATTGGCGAATACCAACGACCCCCGGTACCAGCAGCTACAGGCTCTTCAGGCCAAAGCGGCTCGAGGCGAGGCCACGGGTGGAGACATCCGGCTCATGGGAGAGCTTAGGGCTACCATGGGCAGGGACACTCAGCGGCTGGAAGACCTACGTGTCCGGGCTCAGAATCAGGTACAGCGGCTGCTGGAGCAACAGCGGCAGTTGCACAGGCGGGGGGCGAACAACCAGATAGACCCCCACATGCAGGTTCTTATTGACGCTTTCAAGGAGATAGGACCGGTCCTGGACCGCATCAAGCATTTCGATGACGCCATGGCCACCATCCAGCTTTACCAGGAGTTTGCGGTCAAGCGCCTGAAGGCCGAGGTGGACCTGACCCGACTGAACCGGTTTGAGCAGCAGACCCAGGAAGCCCAGACCCTGGTGCGGGTACTCACCCAGGCGCTGGCCCGGGAGACCGACCCTACCCGCAGGCAGGCATTTCAGGAGGCCATTGTCGAGGCCAGGGACAAGATTATCGATGTCCAGGTGGCCCGGCTCCGGGAGCAGTTCTCCCTGGATGCCAGTGACATCGGTACCCTGCCCCAGGGCTTTACCCGTCTCAACGAAAGTGTGAGGAACCAGGAACGGCTGCTGGCCAACCTGCAACAAGCTCACCGTCAGGCCATAGCTTCAGGGGCTTCGGCGGAGAGAATACGCACCCTGGCCCTGGATATTGACCGGGCCCAGAACGACCTCATTCAGGCCAACACCGCCCGCACGGCTTTCCGGTTGCAACTGGAGCAGACCCGCACCCAGGTCATGATGGGCCTGGAGAATACCCTCCGTCCCATGACGGAGTTCATTGCAGACACCAACAGCAACGTGTACAAGCTGACCACTCATGTCACCGACATTATGCAGCGGTTCCGTCACGCTACGGCGGACGAGTGGACCAGCGTGGTACCGGCAGTACTGAAGCGGTTTGACACCCTGTTTACGGTGGCGTTGGATACCGACCTGGACCGGCAAATGGTGGATGACTATATCCGCCGTGCCCGCAGGCACCGGGACGAGACCGAGGGCATCTTGGCTCTGCTGTCCACCTTTCGGGTAAATAGGGACGGACTACGCAACAACCGCAGTGGGCTGGCCTACCTGGTGGAGCAGACCAGCCGTATTTTCTTCTCTTCAGATGGGGTCATTGCCAACCTGGAGAGGATATTCGAGGACGCCGAGAAGGGCTTGGAGTCGTTGGAAGAGTCTCTGGCGCCCCGAGTGGACTCCAAGGCATCCGCCCCGCTGGCCCAGTTGAGCCAGAGTCAGCAGAAGATTCAGAGCCTGGGTAAGATTCTGGCGAAGTTTGATGAAGAACTCCCCGCCATGCAACAGGCATTTGAGCGTACCCGGCTCAAGCAGTTGAATGAGTTTTACGAGGAGTTGACTAATGCCGAGAACCGGCTGGCAGCCCAGCTCGAAACGCTGAAGGGGCTGCAGAAGGACCGGGTCAAGAACAAAGACTCCATTGCCGATACCGAAGCAGCCATTAAGTCCAGCCAGGAACTCATCGCTAAACTGCGCCCGATGCGGGCCTACTTCGAGGCGCGGGTACGCGGCGCAGCGGCTGAGTATACCGAGTTTGTGCGCAGGACCCAGGGGCAGTTTGAGGAACAGCTTCAGGCCCTAGCCCGTGCGCAGATTCAGATGGCGGGCCGGTTCCATGAATTGCTGCAGCGGGACAGTCGGGCTACGGACCGCCTTATTCGGGAGGCATTTGCCCCCCTGCGCAGTACCCGTGACTCGTTGCGGGCGGGGCCGGTCCCCCTGGAGGAACGGTTTCAGGCTGTAAATGAACTGTCCCAGGACCTGGCGGACAGGTTCTCGGACTCTATCAAGGCGTGGAATGAACTAGCGGCGGAGTCTTGGGGGGGCCTGGACAAAACCATGGCCGACCCCGAGAGGAAAAGCGAGTTGCACGATGAGTACCGCAGCCTGCTGGCGGAGTACCGTAAGTCGGCTGGGAATGCTCCTCTACAGGCGAAGTTGCGCAAGCAGATGGACCGGCTCATTGAACGCAGAATTGCCACGCTACAGTGGATGCAGCAGACCGGTAAGTTGACCAGGGAACGGGAACGGGAACTGGGGTTCCTCCTGACGGAGATGCTCAAGAAGGACCATGCTGCGGGCGAGCGGGATAAGTATGCTCGGGCTTCCAGGAACCTGGCCTCACAGACCCAGGCGGAGCTGGCGGCGGTACGTGCTGACCATGCCAAGCAGCAAGTAGAGTTCCATTCGGCGGAAGCGGGTAAGCTCCGGGAAACTTTACAGGACCGGGCAGTAGGGGTACTGGAAGAGGACCTGAAGTTCCTCAACACCTTCAACATTCAGTCCCAGCGGCAATTGTCCCAGATTCAGGGATGGATTACCGTCCTGCAGGGGGACGCAGCAGCCCAGAAAGAGGCGCCCCACCTACTGGCGGAGTTGCGCAAACAACTGGAAGAAGCTACCCAGGCTCACCGTAAGGAGGTACAGACTTTCCTGACCACCCGCATGGAGACCTTCCTGGGAGACCTGCAGACCGCAACCGAAGCTCAGAATGACTCGGTACTGACCGAAGCCCAGAAGGCCGAGGCCCGTAACAAGGGCCTGACCTCTTTGCGGCACCTGATGACCCTGCGCCCCCTCCTTGCAGGTAGCGGACTCTCGGAAAGGGACCTGGCCGAAAGAGAGAAGCGGATGCGGGACGGGATTGTCGCGGCAGCCAAGCTGTTTGGAGCGGAGGTGGGCAACCAGGGGGTAGACCTCAGCAGTCTGGATAACCTCCAGGAGCACATAGCCAGGGAGGTGTTGCCTCGTTTACGCAGAATAGGGATACCGCAGGAGTTGATTCCAGAATTGGTGAAGGTCCTCTATGGCCCCGAGGCGGTACGGGGACTGGAGAAGTCCATGGAGGCGCTGGAGGAGATGACCGAAGAGGAACTTGCAAAAAACATTGACACCGTACTCGCACTGGAGGGGGACCTCTCGGTGCTGGAGGCATCGGGTCTGGCACCGGAGTTTACTGAACGCCTGCGCCAGCGCTGGGCGCAGCTTCGGGCTCGGCTCGAAGCGTCCCTGGGCTCTGAGACCATGCGTAAACTACGCGAGGGTGTGCAGCCCCTGGAGGAACAGGCCGACCTGGCTATGGAGGACGAGGAGGTAGCCAAGGCTGTCGAGAGTCGGCTGGGCATCCTGGCCCTGCTGCAGGAGGCGTCTATGGCCCCCTATGCCGACCGGGATGCGGTGAAGGAACTACAGAAGGCCGAGGTGGCCCGTATCCGGGGTTTGGTGGGCCATGCCCAGTTCATTCCCCAGGCACTGGGTAAAGGACTGATGGAACTCTGGGAAGAACAGCAAGGCAGTCCTGCTACGCGGGCTACGGCCCTGGTGGAGGCCGCTTTGTCGGCTCTGCCCCAGACGGCCTCGCTGTCCGAGGAGGTACGTAAGGCCTTGGTGGACGCGGCCCTCAAGCCGGTCCTCAACTCGGTGGTGGCGGAAGCCCGCAGGTTGGCTCAGTTGGCGGTGGAGGGACATGAACTGGACAGGACCCGGTTCGAGACCCTGCTGGGAACCGACCCGGCAGCGGCCCTACAGGAACTCAGTACCGCAGTGGCAAAATTCAAGCAGGCAGCCTTCCAGCAGGTACAGGCGGCCCGTACTGCCCTGGACCTGGCGAAGACCTCCGCCGAGAAGGAGGAGGCCCAGGTGAACCTGGAGCAGGCCGTGGTGGGCTATCTTACGGCGTATCGAGGTTTCCTCAGCGAGACGGTAGACCGGCTGGAGAAAGCCTTCACCGAGGGACTACTGACCGACGCCCAGTACGCCCAGGCCCTCAAGGACCTGGAGAGCCTGTCGGTAAATCCGGTCCTGCTGGTCAATCAGCTTCGTCCCCTGGCCGAGGCCATTGGCATGGGCGAGGAGGAGTTGCAGAAGCTGGTCAAGGGCTTCTTAGACCTGTCCCAGCGGTTGAAGAAACTGCGAGAGGGACTGGATACGGCCCGTCTGGCTATTTTAGGGGATACCCGCCTGACGCGGGGAGAGCGCGAGTACCGCCTGCAAGCGGCAGGAGTACAGGCCCAACTTAGACAGGATACCCAAAACTCGCAAGGGGACCTGGACCGGGCCGAGGCTTTGCGTGGGCTGGTCTCGGCTTTCCTGGAGTTTCGGACTCGGGAGTTTGAGCGGGGGCTGGGCCAGCACCTGCCCCAGGAGCAGCGGGAGACCGAGGTAGAGAACTTCCGTAGCCAGCTCATCAGTAGCTTGGAAGGGCTGGACGGAGCCGGGCTGATGCAGCGGCTGGGCCTGGAGACCAGTCCTGAGCAGGCCAGGCAGTTCCACCAGGTACTCCTGGCGGCCCTGAAAGACTTCAGGGAAGACCAGAAGAGAAATACCGACCAGTTGAAAACCCTGCTGATGGACCTGCTGGGTCAGTTGCAGGGGATGCTGCAGAGCTTCTTCATGGAGGTCATGAGCATTCCTACCCGCATGATGGAGGAGTCGCGGGTACGGGAGTCGCGGGCCGGGGAACTGCGTACCGAGCAGGGGCTGGTGACCGCGCAGATTGCCGAGTATGAGCGCTTGTACGCCGAGGCGGTCAAGAATTACGGGGCGGCCAGCGAACAGGCGGAGCGCTACCGCGAGAAGCTGGTGGAGTTGCGGGGGGAGCAGCGGGGACTTAGCGAGGAGTTTCGGGCCAACGAGGAGTCGGCCCGCAGCTTCTTCGACTACCTGCTGGAGGCCATTGCCAACTTCCTTAAAGCCTTTGCTAACGCCATTCAGCAGATTATCGCCCAGGAGATGGCCACCCGTGCCGTGCGCTGGGTGGTAGGGGCGGCCTTCCCAGGCGTATCCTCCACCGGCGTAGGAGAGGGGAGTCCGGCTCCGGTTTCACAAAATCCCCCTGCTGGTACAATGGTAACTGGACAGTCTGCCGGACCTAACCCGGTCGCGGCGGGAGTACAGGTAGGCTCTGCTGCCCTTACCAACTGGGCGGGGGCGGGCCTCTCGTCGGCGCTGGGGCTGGCCGGTACCGCTGGGGCCTTCTTAGGTCCGCTGGCGGTCGGGATGGTGGTGGGGCTGGTGGCCAACGGGGTCTCCTCCCTGGTGGAACGCTACTCCGACCTGGAGCAGAACCACCGCCAGGCTGGGGTCAATCGGTTCGAGGAGTCTCCCTTTGACCTGTCGGCCCGGCGCAGGGTGGAGGTCCACCTGCACGGGCAGTACGACCGCCAGAAGCTCGCAGACGAGGCCAAGCAGAAAGTGTACCAGGAGATGGGCCGGGAATTACTGGACTAACCAACGGAGGGGCCGAAGCCCCTCCTTCCTTTCTAGGAGGGCATGATGCGGAAAACTCCGCTGTTTGGCCTGAACCTGTTTTACCACGACGACCCCATCATTGCGGTGGAGGATGTACGTCCTGGGGCAGCCTACACCGGCCCCCTGCAGGTAGACCCTCAGAACACGCTCAATTTCAACTTCAAGCGGATGGACTTTGTGTTACAGTCCATTCTGGACGGTACCCTTTCCTTCACCTCTTTCCGTACAGCGGGGGGCAACAGCGCCCTGCAGCCGGGGGACATCGGGGTGGGCGGGGACCTGTACGTGGAAGGGTCGCTGCACCTGAGCGCGGAGAAGCCCCTGGTCATGGTGCGGGACCACCGGCCCAGCCCCCACCTGGTCTTCGACCTGGCCGATGCGCTGGTCTATGCGGGCTGGGACACCCTTCGTTCGGTGGCCTTGACTCGAGGTGGAGTCTCGGAGGTAGGGGAGGTTCGGCTCCATCCTTTTACTCCTGACCTGCGGGGAGTCTCTTTTGCAGGGAGTGAAGTGTACCCGATAGAGTACACGGTTTCGGGAAGTGCTCCCCTACTGGACACCAGTCTGGCGGCTACGGCCCGCTTGCTGCTGGCCTTTGACGGTATTCCCCAGGGCCTGACCCGCATTCAGGTAGAGGTTTCCTACGACGGGAGCCTGTACACGGTTGTTGGCTCCTTTACCCAGGGGCTGGACGGGCGTAGTGTTTTGCTACCGGAGTTGACCTTCAGCGGTCCTCCTCGGGGTTTGCGGATTCGGTTGGAGGGGACCAACTCCCCCACCACCAGTTTCAGTATTACCCGGCTGGCCCTGATGCACAGCGGGACCCCCGCCCTGGAAGGGGCCTACCTGCCGCGAGGCGGGGGCCGTCTCTTCGGAAACCTGGAGTTCAATCAGGGAACCCGGCTGGAGGAGGCAGGGGCTGGACTCCTGGCTACACAGTCTCTGCGGTTAGGGGGGAACCTGGAGGTGCTGGGAAGCCTGGCCCAACCCCTGACGGTAGCGCCGGGGGTCACGGTGGATGGGGTGGACCTGTCGGCCTTCAAGGCGCTGTTCGACACCCACCGCCATGACGGGGTGCAGGCTCCAAGGGTGCAGTCCCGCGAGGTGCTGGCCCAGCCCTTTGACTCGTTGAACTTCCCCTCCAACCAGAACAGCTTCAGCTACGACGTACAGGCGTACCTGGACGCCCTGCAAAGCCAGCTCAATAGCCTGGTGCAAGGGGCAGCTACCTTCGATAACCTGGTGGTTCGTAACCTGAACTTTACGGTGGGCGGGAGCTTCAATGCGGGGGGAGTTACCCTCAATGCGGGGGCGGCGGTGTTGTCGGGCAATGCCCAGGCCCTGCAGTTGGTCAGCAGCGCGCCTGCGGGTACTGCCCCCCTGGTGGTCGCCAGCAGTACCCATATACCCAACCTCAATGCCGACCTGCTGGACGGGTTTGAATCGGCGGTTTTCCCCAGAGTGGACGCCAACTCGGTCATCTCCGGGGCCTGGACCTTTAGCGGAGACCTGACGGTACGCAACCTGCTGGTGGCCAATGGTGCCCACTCCATGCAGGCCCATACCCTCGTGGACGGGCGTTTCCTGATGGCCCCCTGGGATGAGGGAGCCCGGCAGTGGGGACGGGAGTTCGGCTACGCCCCGGACACCGACTCCTGGTACCTGGAGACCACCCTGGACATTTCGTCTACCAGCCGTACTGCCCAACAGGGCTGGCCGGTGGGTCTGAGCCTGCGCAACGGTAACACGTCTATGGTGGAACATGCTCAGAGCGGTATCGGCCTAGCCTTCTCCACGGATGGGCGGCTGCTTGTCCAGGACGGTAGGGTGGGTAACCCCAGGTATTCCACTATCTTCGACGTGTACAATGTGCGGTTGGGTATTGGGGTCAACGTCACTCCCAGCCACACCCTGACGGTGCACAGTTCGGATGCTCAACTGGCAGACTTTGCACGCACCAACAGTAGTGTCAATGCCGGGCCGGGAGTTCTTTTCCGCAACGTACACGGAAACCATTCCTGGGGGGTAGTGGCGGAGTTCCGGGTAGACGGGGCTGGGGATACCCCCAGCATTATGTTCTCCTCGGGGCACCAGGGCGCCACCTGGGCAGTGGGGTACAGTAACCAGACCCCACACTTCTCCATCAACCAGAACAAGGGTCACCGCCTCAGTACGCACGGAATTGACCGCCTGTGGATATACACCAACGGCATCATGGGGCTGAGAAGTGACTGGGGTTGGGGGGAGATGGGCCCCCGTAACGGGGAATGGTTCCATTTCGAGACCGACCGCCCTCGCTACTTCTTCAACCGTCCGGTAGAGATGATGGACGAGGTACGGGTTCATCAGAGTAACACCTTTTTGACCCCCACCAGCGGACAGATTGGTGGTTTTGCCATCTGGACCAATGGCAACAACCAATACGCTAAATACTGGGCCCAGGCTAACTACAACGGGGCAGAACGGGTGGAGGAAGGCGAGGTGCGCCTGGGCAACGGAGTGCGGCTGTACTCTCGTCGCTTTGGTGCCCAGCACGTCGGGGAAGGGGTGTACGACTTTGACTGCTGGGTTCATGCTCCCACCGGGATACGGTCGATAGGGGCCATTATGGTGGGTACCCACTCCTTAGGTAATAACTGGGCAGACGTGATGTTCCAGTTTGTGGACCACTGGGTTCTCAACCAGGGCGGAGGTACCTTCATTATCCGGGTGAGACTGCATCGCCAACATCTTAGCGGCAACAACGATGCCGTAGCGCCTATCGTCAGCTTCACTTACGAAGTCTGGTAACTTTTCTGGAGGTAGGAAATGCAAGACCCTAAAGACACCCTTATTCAGAGGCAGGCTACCCGTATCGGGATGCTGACTGCGGAGTTGGACTGGGCGCAGATACAACTGCAGAATGCCCAGGAGCAGCTAGAGAAGGTACAGGCCCGCCTGGCAGAACTTGAAGCCACCCCTTCGGAAAGCCGCTAGGGGGTGGCCATGCGGGACCTCTGGCACCGGGTCATTCCCGATGACCCTTATGGCTGGTCGGTGGCTTTACTGGGCGGGGCACTGGCTGTGTTGTTCCCGGCCCAGCCTGCGGTGTACCAGGGCCTGTTCCTACTCATTGCCCTGGACACCCTGCTGGGCTGGATGGTGGCGGGCAAGAAGGGAACCCGGAACTCCAAGACCTTTCGGCGTAAGTTTTTCCCCAAACTCATCCAGTACCTGCTTACCATCACCGTCCTCTATACCGCCAAGAACACCCTCAGCGGATTTGTGGCTGAGGAAGTGGCCAACATGCTGCTGGGCTTTACCCTAGCGGCCATTGTTTACACCGAGGTGAAAAGCATCCTCGAGAACTTACAGGCGCTGACCGGAACTCGGACCCGCCTCATCCGCGATGCGGAGGAGATGTTCGAGTTTCTGGAGGCTCACCACCTTCGGAGGGAAGATGCTGCTAGACCTGTACCGCCGAGCCCTGCCGGGGACGGTGAGGCACAGCCAGGCCCAGCCCGAACCGGACCTGACAGCGCCTGACCTGCTATATGTGGATGGAGTCCTGCTGGACTATGACCTGGTGCAGTGGGACTTCCAGCCCAATAAGGACATTCACTCGGAGAACACCGGGTACGGGACAGTGCGCATCGCCTGGCCGGAACTGGAGTCCAGCGGCTCCATCTCCTTTACCCTGGACTTCGTGCCCAGGGACCAGCTCTCGCAGGTTCTGGGCCTGCTGCTGGAGGTACGCCCCCAGCGCTGGCTGTCCTACCGGGGGAGACGCTACCGTACTTCGGGGTTCACTCCCACCTACCGCCCGCTGAAGGAGACCCCGGAGTTCTACCGAATAGAGGTTACCTGCAGCGTGTACCGGCCCCATAAGAGCCTGCCTCCGGTGCCGGGCACTGAAATTTACCCCATTGCCGATGTGCGGCGCTACGGGGGCCATGCCTCCTCAGACCGCATTCTCTGGGTGGGGGGAGTCCAGGAGTTGCTGGTAGTGGCGACTACCTCTGGCTTCACGGTTTGGAACCCGGCCACCGGGGCCCGGTTTAGCCATACTGCTTGGGTGCAGGCGGCGGGCCTGGTGAGCTGGGGAGATGATGAGGGCTACCTGGCCTGGGGATACCAGGGCCAGACCTACCTCAAGACCTTTACCCGGACCGGGTTTCGGGACGGACAGGTGGTGGTTCCCGCCCCCTTTTCCCTGGGTACCCACCGGCTGCAGTCAGATACCCTGACCTTTGTGCAGGGCGGGGTGCTGCACCGTATCGGGGTGCACAACGCCACCGTGGAGCCAGTACCGGAGGCTGAGGTGGGCTTACGGGCCAATCCTGCGGGCTCTCCCGCCTGGATGACCTCTAACCCCTCGACCGACCCTGCGGTGCTTTCTAGGGTACCTACAGACGCTCTGGGGGCCTTTATTTCGGGGTCCAACCGGGTGTTGGTCTTCCGGCCCTCGGGGGTGTACCTGCACCTGTTGCAGGGGATGGAGGTAGGAGCGGAGGTGACCCTGCTGGATGCTGCGGAGAACCTGACCCGATTTGGGGTGTTTGGCAGTGCGGGGCTGCCCGAAGGGTACTGGCTCAAGGACAGTGATGTCTGGGTATCGGAGCCCTATGTGCCCGTTACCGACCCTTATGGCCAGCATCTCCCGGACGTAAACCAGGACGGCTGGCGGGAGGTGTCCCTGCGCCATCAACGGGCCAGTATCCGGTCGGTCTACGCAGACCGCCAGGTGCGCTGGGGGGCTTTGCAAGGCATCCATTACGACGGGTATCGGTACCTTCCTTATACGGAACAGCACGTCTTTCAGGTGGTTCCCCTGCTTTGAGGAATTATGCGCATAGGATACCTGGGGTTTACCGAGGAGGCTGACCTGTTGCTCCCCGCACCCTCGGAGGTGACCTACCTACCGGCCTCGCAGGTTCGGCAGGAAGTGACCACCTCGGGGTTGCGGGAGCTGCGCGGGTACACCCACCTGGCGGCGTACACGCTCCAGCTACAGTGGCGGGACCTGCCAGAGGAGTTCGTCTCCCTGGTGGCCTCGATTCCTCCGGACGAGGTGGTAACGCTGCTGGACGAAGCCGGACGGGAGTGGCAGGTGGTTTTTGGGGAGCCTACCCGGACCATGTTGACTGGAGTGAGCACAAGAGACGGAAAACCCCTGTACTCCACCGGACTGGCGGCCTATCCGGTTATTTCTAACAGTGCGGGGACCAGCCGGGTGCTGGGTACCGGGGGACAGGTGCGTTCGGGCAGGTTGGTCGCCCCCGAAACTGCCACCCCTCGAGACCCGGTACTCCCCCCGGTTCCCAGCCCGGAGGTGTCTCCTGTACTGGCCAGGGCCTCCAGGGGGCTTCCCCCCACGGTACGGCCAGGGGAGGGGGTGCGGTTTACGTTTACCACCTTTTCGGACGAGGTGGAAAGGGGCCGGTACTACGCTGAGGACGGGGAGGGCTATCTGGAGCTGACCCGGCTAACCGGGCCCCGGTACCAGGGGCTCTACTCCAGCGTAGCCAACCAGCGGCTGGTGGAGGCCCGCTTACGCCGGTTTCCCTGGCAATTAGATGCCGCCTGGTCGGTGGGGGTTCTGCTGTTTGTGGACAGTGCCCTAACCCCAGGCCGGGTGTTGTGGGCGGAAGGTAAGAATGCGCTGTTGCAGGTGACCTGGGACGCAGGGCTTCTTAGTCTGGACCTGGCCCTGGGCACCATACATTACCGCCAGACCTGGGCAGTACCGGCAGGGGAGTACATCTACCTGGGGCTGCAGTATTCCCACGGGGTACTGCGGGCGGGTCTGGCGGGGGTACTGGATACGGTGCCTTCCTTTCCCTCCCACCTGATAGAGACCTCTTCGGAGGGTCTGGTGGTAGGCGGAGGGGCGGTTTACCTGGATGACCTGCTACTGGCCCGGACGGATGGGGTGGACCTGGCCCAGGCTTACCACTGGATGGTGAACGCATGGCAGCCTTCGACCTGACCATCGGTAACTTTATCGAGGCGACTGAGACTACCAACTGCACGGTGGGTCGCTATCTGTACGGGGCACTGGTGCCCCAAGCAGCAGGGGTGCGGGTACCCCCGGTGTCCCTTATACCGGGAGCCACCCAGCTTCGTCTTCCTGACTCCCAGCCGGTACTGGAGGCGCTGTTCCTGCCGCTGTACGGTCCCTCCCCCCATGCCCTGCGGGTGAGAAGTTCGGTGGAGGGGGCTAACCTTATTGGGGGCGCAGATGATGAGGTGCGCTGGGTGCCCGCCCCTACCCCCCGCACCCAGGAGATGCGCAACCCCGCGGTATACACGCTGAGTCTGCCCAGCGACTGGTTTCGCCGCTGGGGCGGGCTGGAAGAGTTCGAGTGGGTGGTGGAGGTGCTGGATGCTAACAATGTGGCGGTACCCCTGGACCGGGTGCTGTTCCAGCAGACCGCTACTGGAGCCGGGCACTGGGTGTCCCGGAGTCTGCTGCTCTCCTCGCTGTTGCTGGAAGTTTCGGGGGTGGACGCTACCCACCAGGTACTGACCCCCCAGGGCTGGCAGTCGGTGGCGGGGCTACCCCCTGGATGGAGTATGGAGTATGCCTTTGGCAGTGGGGGGGAGGCCGGGTATGCCTGGCAGACTGCCCTTCCCCGCCGGGAGGACATCCTGCGCCGGGGATATGACAGCATGAGGGTACGCATCCTGACCCCGCCCAGTCTGGGCCAGCTACAGGCCCTGAGTTCTTTGCGGGTACGGTATCTGGAGGAGTATGCGACCAGTAATCCGGTCCTGCCCTCGCGCAGTTCCAGTTCCAACCTGTATGTGCCCCGTATCCAGGTTTTGCTGGATGGTACCCTGGACCTGACTCCGTTTGTGACTGCGGTGCAGGGCGGTAGACTACAACTGGCCGTCCCCGATGCTCGGCTGGACCGGGCGGTGTACCAGACCCCGCTGGTGCGGGTCATGCTGGATGGAAACCCGGCAGTGCTGGGGCGGGTAACCGGGGTGCAGCGGGAGGAGTATGCTACCGGGGTCTCCTACAGCCTGGAGGTGAGTCGACTGACAGACCTGCTGGCCGACTCTCTGGACCGGGATGTGGTAGGGGCGGATGTGGATGGGGTGGCGGGGCTGGACCTCCAGTTTTCCACTGATGGTGGGTACATCGCCCATGTAGTGCAACATTCGCCGGGGGTGGGGGTCAAGCCCTGGCTGCTGGACCCTGCTATGTTTCGTCCGGTGGATGCCTGGCTGCAGAATGCGACCCCCAAGCTGGTGCGGCTGGATAGTGACCTGGACTGGTACCAGTTGTACGCGACCACCAACAAGAACCTGCGGGGCAAGCTAAAGGACGTGGCCCAGGCCAACCTGCTGGAGTTTGGCAGCGTGGCGGGACATCCGGCCCTGGTTCCGCTGGTACCCCAGGCAGAGGCGGGGCTGGGGGAGGTTCGGGCCGTGGTTTTCAACGCGGTGGGCGGACGGTACCTGCCGGAATCCCGACTGTATGTGCCCAACCTGGAGTATTCGGCCAAGACCTCTCCCAAGAGTCTGGCTGTACAAGGATTGGCCACCACTGAGGATGGGGTGGACAGTACGGTACCGGTAGCTATCCATCACCGTAGCCGGGGGCAACCTTCCCGTGACTTCGTGGTGGAGGTGGCCTGGACCAGCCTGGAGGTGGACTTCCAGTTCACGGATGCTCAGGGAAATGCAGCGGTGTACGTGCCGGGCAGCGTCAGCCTGGTTCACCGGGGGGTGGATACCGTAGACCTGAACCCCTTCTTGGACCCGCAGGTGCAGGTGGAATTCATTACCGAGGGCCTGCGCCTGCGCGAAGGCGGGGTCATCAGCGAAGTCAACGGGTATCGGGGGGTGTTGGGGGTGCGGGTACGGGCTACCAGCCACGTAGCCTGGACGACCTTTACCCTGCGCTTTGACGGACTGTTGCTGTACTCGGCCAGCGGGGAGCGAGGGGAGGATACCAAGCGGCGGGCGACCGGACGGTATTTGCCGGACTGGTTTCCCACCGCCGTAACCGAGATGGGGAACCTGGCGGCCCGGCTGCCCAAGGACGAAGAGTTGGTGGAGAACCCCTTCGTCACCGACTACTGGTTGGACAACCCGGCTTTGGTGGGACAGGTACAGCAGGATGCGAATGGGGACCGCTACTATGAGCTTGCAGGCTACCGGCTGTACGAGTCCCAGGCGGCACGGCTGGCCGACGCGTTGGCCCTGCGGAGGATGCTGGAAGTAGCCACAATTGAGTTGCGCTACGTAGGGCATCCGGGACTGAGGATAGGGGATTTTGTGGGTATTGCCCGCCGTCCAGCAGGGGGTGAAGGACACCCGGTGGAGGCGGTGGACTACTTTTTGGTGCTGGATGACTTTGAGGTGAGCCTGCAGGCCGGGGGCAATGTAGTGACCTCCATGCGGTGCGGATACGTGGGTACCTTGCTGGGTGGGCAGACCACTCGGGACCTGGGCCAGCTGCGCTGGCAGGAGTCCCAGGCTACCCCGGAGGAGGTGTTCTTCTTTTGAATGCTACGGACTATCGTATTCAGACCCGCAAAGACCTGTTGCGGGGGGTGGTGCTGGGTACCCGGATGTGGAGTGGGGTGCCTTATGCCCGCATCCGGCTATCGGATGGACGGGTGCTGTCCTCGGTACGGTATGCGGGTACCTTGCTGGCTGGAGCCAGGGTGCTGGTTCGGTACGACGCGGGCTACTGGCGGGTGGAGGCTTAGGTTTGGGGTGGGAATGGATGCAATACAACTGCCCATGTCAGCTACCCATATCGGACACCGACACGGGGAGGTCAACGCCAGGGGGGTGTTGCATCCTGGATACGACCTTAACTTTGGGGCTACCCCCAATGCTGACCTGGGCCGTCCGGTGGTGGCCCCGGTAGCCCTGCGGGTGGTGGACACCGGCGCCCGTAGGCGCTACGGGAACTATGTCGTAGCCACCAGCGAGGCCCTGGGCTACGTCTTCCGGTTCTTTCATCTGGACCGGGTGGACTGTGCCCAGGGGGCCCGGCTGGTAGCAGGTAAGCCGGTAGGTACCTGCGGTAATAGTCATTTTGGCGGGTGGCCGGGGATGACGGCCCACCTGCACTACGACATCCTGCGGATGGGCCGGGGCAGTCTTCTGGTCTGGCCGGAAGCGGGGATGTCTTTAGAGGAGTTTCGCCGGGTATTTGTGGACCCGGCAGTGCTGCATCCGCAGCTTCTTAGTCTCAGGCCCCGCAAGGGGGTCCTGGTGGAGTAGGCATGGACCTGTGCAAGCTGTGCAAGCATGAGAAGGACCCTTACGGCATTGAGTGCGAGACTCGAGTGCTGGTGCAGGTACAGTGTGCCAGCCTGGGAGTGGAAGTGGCTATCGACATGTGTAACCTGTTTGAGGCCCACGAGGCATTCCGCGAGGTGGAAGAGGATGAGTAGCCTGCCCGAGACGGTGCGCATTCTGGGCAAGACCTGGACGGTGCGGGTACAGTCCTCGGAGGGGTTGAGCATGTCGGTCACCGGGCAGGTGGACTATCTGGAGCAGCGCATCACCCTGCTGGAGCAGCACCCCGAGCAGGTACAGGATACCCTGCTACACGAGTGCATTCACGCTTTAGACCACACCCTGCTTATTCAGCTTACGGAGGGCCAGGTACACGCCCTTACCGGGGGCTTGATGGCCCTCTTACGGGATAACCCGGAGTTGGTTCTGACCCTCTCCGGGTTGGAGGTAGCTGATGGTGAAGCAACTGTTGGGGAATAGATGGGTTCAGGCAGGGTTGGTAGCGCTGCTGGCGTATGGCGCAGGGGTTACTACGGCGTCCCTGCAGTGCCTGGCTGGTCGGCCTTTGTTTAGCATGGGGTGCCCTGCGCCTGGTGAGACTCTTCAGCGAGATGGCGAGACGGGGCCGTGGCCGTCTCGCCCTTTGCGACCGGGGTTCTAGATGAAACTACTACTGGTGTTGTTGGTACTGGGGCTGGGGCCGGTACAGGCTCAGCGGTTTAGCCTGGAGACGGGCTATCAGGTGCGTCCGGTAGCAGGTCCTTACCTGTTACTGCGCTATAACTACCCCCTGGCTCAGGTAAACCTGGGCTCGGGGATGTACGTGTGGCTGTTGCCGGAGTTGGGAGTACTGCCGGACCGGTTTTATGGCCGGTTGCAGGTGCTGCTGGAGAATCCCAGTCTGACCCTGGGAGCCGACTTCCGGCTGGCCCAGGAGAGTATCTTCCGTATTTTTGTGCGGACTGAGTTTTAGGTGCATGGGGAGGGTGTTTCCTCCCCCTGCTTTTGTTGTTAGGAGCGCGAACCACCGATGACCGGTAGGTAGCCGGTCAGGGTCCAGTCCAGGTAGGCTTCCACCAGCCGGTTCTTCAGCAGGTTGTAGGTTTCTGGAGTGCTGGCAGCTACGGCCACCAGCCGGTGGGAGGTGTAGTTGTGGGGACCGCAGACCCGGTAAAAAAGGACCACCTGCCGGGGGTGTTTACCCTGTTCGGCCCACTGGAAGTAGGCCGGTTTGAGGGGGTCGGACTGACCAGGGGCCTTGGGCTGGTAGGGAGTCCAGTTGAACTGAATCTGGTGGAACTCCTGGCTGGGGGCGGAGTGGAAGACCCTTAGCCCGGAGACCATATTTACCTCCTTCTCGGGGTCTTTGGTGGGGATGTCCCAGTACCCGGTGTTGTACCAGACCACCACCTCTTTGGGGCGGTCGGGGTGCTTGTGGGAGGGTCGGGTGCGCAAGGTGCGTTCGGTGAAGAGGGTGTGGACGGGCTGGACGAGTTCATTCATAGGACCGGGCCAGGGCGCGAAGTTCCTCCAGGGTCAGCGAGGGCTCGTTTTTGGACATGGTACGTTTGTATTCGACCTCACTGGTCAACAGGACTTTCCCCAGCCATTTGGTCATTATACTGGACATCAAGGTTCCCACCTGTTCGGCTTCGCGGTAGGGGGCCAGTACGCCTATTTCATCGTGGACCTGGAAGGCCACTCGGGACTCCAGGGTCTGTTCCAGGAAGGCTTTGTTAAGCTGGACGATGGCATCTTTGACGATGAAGGCGCTGTAGCCCTGGATGAGGGCATTCTGACAGCTACGCAGAGCAGCCCGGTACTGCCTGGCGGCGTCCTTATCCCACTTGTTGGTGGGAGGCTGGGTATCCATGCGTTTGATGTATCCGTACTCGGGGTAGACCACGTAGCCCTTCTGGGAGAGTTCCTGGTACACCTGGTCCATCCAGACCTTGACCCCGGGAAAGCCCTCGAAGTAGCCTTGGACGGCGGCCTCGGCCTCCTCTTCGGTGAAGCCAAAGTTCTTTTGGAGGGTCCAGCTCGTACCGCCGTATATCATAGCGAAATTAACCACCTTGGCCTTTTGCCGGTAGTCCTTGTACTTCTTCTTGAAGGTGGCGTCATCCAGGTCAAACCCCACTTTGAAGGCGTACCGGGCGGTGTGGCAGTGCAGGTCCCTCCCCTCGTTGAGTAGACGGGTCATGTTGTCGTCTCGGGAGAGGGCGGCGCAGACCACCATCTCCATGGAAACAAAGTCGGCGTCCACTAAGACATAGCCTGGGTCGGCTACGAAGGCTTTACGAATGTCGATGTCGTGCAGCCAGGGGGAGTTGGCTGTCTCTTCAGAGGAGAGTCGGGGGATGTTCTGAAAATTGGGGTTGTTAGAGGACATCCTCCCCGAGACGGTGCCGGTGATGTTGAAGGAGGGGTGTACCCGGCACTGGGGGTCGGCTTTTTCGATGAGGGAGTCAGTATAGGTGGAGGCCAGTTTCTTCATGGCATCCAGTTTGTGTTTGGTTTGTAGGAACTGGGCTCCTTGTTCCTCGAGGTCGGGGCGCAGGCGGGGTTTGCTGCGGCGGGAGAGCAGCCCCTGTAAGGCACTCCGGCTGGTGGAGGGCTGGTGGGTTTCGGTTCTCTCCAGGATGGGGTATCCCAGGACCTCATACAGCAGGTAGGCCAGTTGTTTGGGGGAGTTTAGCAGGGTGTGGGGGTTGAGTTTGCCCTCCATGAAGTCGCGGGGGTCCAGGGCCTGAGAGAGAGCGGTCATGGCTTCTTCTCGAGCTTGTATGCTGCGTTCCTCCAGCAGGGCCTTGGCCTCGAGGAGGGTTTCAGGATGTAGCAGGATGCCCCGGTGTTCCGCGCGGGTCATGATGTCATCCACCTGGAGTTCCAGGTTCTGGTACAGGGGGGTTAGTCCTTCCAGGGAAAGCCCGTTGTACAGGGTGACCCAGAGGGCGTAGGTGTTCATGGCGTCATCGGCAGCGTAATGGGCAGCCAGGTTCACTGGCAGGTACCGGAAGTCCTGGGGCATACCTCCGGAGTATTCGACCAGGGTGCGGGACTTCATGCGGGCGAACAGGTGGGACACGTAGTCAAACAGGAAAGCCAGGCTGGAGGCTTCCCCGGCTGTCTGGCGGTACAAGGCTTCCGCTTTGGTGAGCCAGTCCGGCTGCAGGACAAAGCGGTTCTTCTTGTAGGTACGACCATGCTTGTTCAGGGCCCCCACCTTTTCGCTGGTCCAGAGGGTTTCCCAGGACTGGGTGGCGGTGTTGGCTATGTCGGCGAACCTTCCCCCTCCATCCCTGACCCCCAGCCATCGCTTGGCCAGTTCCTTCAGGGACTTGGGAGCGTTCTCGTCCTGCAGGTGGGCGGCCAGCTTGGTGTCCTGGGAGGTCTGGGTCAGGGAGTGGTCGAGGCCCAGGGTCACGGCCAGTACGTTGCGGTCGTAGGAGCGGTTGTGCATGACGGTGGGCTTGTGGGCAAAGACCCAGCTCATCAACTCGGTTACGGCCTCCTGGGACAGCATAGGGGGCTGGTAGGAGAGTCCGGCGAAGTTGAGGTGGTCTAAGGGCAGGTAGTAGCCCTGGTAGGCACTGGGGGCCAGGCTGACCCCTACCAGCCGGAAGTGGGGCTGGTAGATGTCCAGTCCGGTGGTTTCGGTGTCGATGGCTATCAGGGGAGCTTCTTCAAGTTGCAGGCGTAAGTTGCGCAGTTCTGCTTCGTTCGTTATAACCGAATACTGCCGCACGCACCACCTCCACATCCTGGCTATGCACCAGCCAGTCTTTGCCCCGACGTAGCAGGCGCACCTCACCCTGTTCGTAGTTGCGGATGGCGGCCAGTACTTCTTTGACATCCCGGTCGATAATTCGGGCCAGGGAGGTCAGGGGCAGGTACTCCTGGGGCCGGGTCTCGGTCTCGGGTAGCTTGGCAATTTCCCCCAGCACCTGGCCTACCCGCAGGGAGGTCAGGGGGACAAACAGGGAGAGGATGAACCCAATGAAGGCGGGCACCCACTCCCCGGCCTGCAGGTGCTGCCAGACCATGGAGTAGACCACGGCAAACCAGACCAGCAGCATGGCCCAGGTAGCCCCGTAGCGGGCCGCCAGGGCTCCGGGGGACTGAATGGTTTTGCCCTGGGCATCCTTTTCATTGGTCTGCAGGAATACCGAGACGAAGGAGAAGTAGATGATGGCCAGGTCCAGACCTATAGCCACTCCCAGTCCGCTCCACCATCCTGGAATGGATAGACTGCCGAGCTGAATGGTCTTGTCAGAGTAGGCCAGGAAAGCGTGAAGTACATGCAGGAAGGAGGTGATGAGGATAGTGATGTAGACCACCAGTCCGGCCTGTAAGAGACGTAGTTTGCTCATGGACTACCTCGAGGTCACCGCTTCTTTGGTTTTGAGTACTTCGCGCTGGACATAAGGAACTCCGTCTACAAAGGCAGTGTAGAGGCTGGGCTCCTTGAAGCCTTCGAGGACCTTCTCGGCAGCCAGGATGAGGGCTTCGGTGCGCTGGGGAGCCAGGCTCAGTCGGCGCTGGTGGCGGTACACGCCCCAGCCTTCGGCAGACTCAGTGAGGGTCAGGTCGGCCTTGTAGATGAAGCCCTTCTTGATGTTGGATACTTCCAGGGTTGCTTTGTCTTGTTTCATAAGACTCCAGGGAAAACCCCCTCCTTCGGGAGGGGGATAGGGGTTAGCCACACTTGCTATGACCGCAGGAGTAGCACTTCCAGCAGCCTTCTTCCCGTGCCATGGGGGAGGAGCAGTGGGGGCAGGCGTGGTCGGTGGGGGCGGAGGGTAGGGCCAGCACGGGGGCTGGGGTGGAATGGGGCGTGTACTCGCTGAGTACCGCAGCCACTACATCCCAGATGGAGTTGACGAAGCCCAGGCCCGAAGCCAGGCCCCCGGACTGGTCAAAGTGCCCCTGCAGGTGCTTTTGCAAGTCCTGCACCGAGGCCCCGTACTTGAGACTCAGGCTGCACAGCCTGCCGATGATGTCGGTGCTGACTGCCTCGTTGGGGGTGGGGCGGGCCAGGTTGACCCAGACCTCTACGGGCTCTTGTTGCTGATTCCAACCTATGGTTATGTAGAGTTTCCGCCCGCCGATGTCGTATTTGTGTACCTGGGCATTGATGACGGGTTCTCTTATTCTCAGGGCGGAGGTGGGATGGGGGGCAAACTGGGCGGCCCAGGTGTCGAAGTCCCCTTCTCCGGTAGAGAGTACCTGGAAGCCCCGCGACCCGTCCCGGTAGACAGTGATGCCCTTGCAGTCCAGTTCCCAGGCTTGCAGGTAGGCATTGAACACCTGTTCTTCGGTGGCGTGGGAGGGCAGGTTGATGGTTTTGGAGATGGCGTTACCGGCGTAGTTAACATCCATGGCCTGCTGGACGGCGGCCTGCATGGCCACATGGTCCTCGGGGGCGATGTCGTGGGCGGTCAGGAATACGTCCAGCCAGGGGGGCAGCCAGCCTCGTTTGACCAGGGGCTGGATGGAACCGTGGGCGTGGCGAATACCCTCGAGGAGGGTGGGTAGCTTCCAGTCTCCATCAAACAGGGGGGTACGGGTGTTACGTGCCCAGGAAAGGGCTCTCTCCTCGTTTAGCAGGGTTTCCAGCAGGGGGTGTAGAAGCTCCTTGTACTCGGTGCCTATACGGCGCTGGTAGGAGGCAGCATACACTGGTTCAATACCTGAAGAGACCCCCAGCAGCATCGAGGTGGTACCGGTGGGGGCCACGGTCATCAGGGCGATGTTGCGCCGCTGGAGGCCCGCCTGCTGGACATGGCTAGGAATGCCCTGTTCCTTGCCCAGGGCTTCAGACTCTTCCAGGGCAGCCAGGGTCATGACGCCCATCAGGTTGCGGGCCACCTGACGACCTTCGGAGGAGTCGTAGCGCAGCCCTTTGAGAATGAGGTAGTCGGCCAGGCCCATGATGCCCAGCCCGATGCGTCGTCGGTTTTCAATGGCTTTCTGGATGGAGGTTATTGGGGCGTGGGTCAGGGAAAGTACGTTGTCCAGGAAGCGGGTAGCCAGTTTGGCGCTGGGGGCTAGATGGTCTTCCTGCCCTGCAAAGGCAGCCAGGTTGAGGGCGCCCAGGTTGCAGGGTTCATCCGGGTAAAGGGGTATCTCCCCGCATGGATTTGACGCTTTGATAGGCCCGTACAGCTTTTCCAGGGCATTGTGAAAATTGATGGTGTCCTGGAAGAGGAGTCCGGGCTCTCCGGTAGCGTGGGCATGGTGGGCAATGCGGCGTAATACTTGCTCCTGGGGAGTACCAGACTGGGCTGCTTCCAGCATGAAGGAGGCGGGTACCAGGAAGGAGATGTTGTAGGTAGAAATGTCCCCTTCCTCCTGTTCGCGGGATAGTTCCTTGCAGGTCAGGAAGTCCTGCCAGTCCGGATGGTCGATGGAGAGGGTGGCCATCCCGGCCCCTCGGCGGGTACCGCCCTGGCGGATAACCCTCAGGGTGGGGGCGAAGATGTAGCGAAGGGCGGCTACCGGGCCTGCGGAGAGGGCTCCCCCCAGGTTGACCCAGTGGGCCATGTTGTCGAATACCTCCAGGGCAAAGGAGGCTGGACCGCTGCTGGTACCTCCGCTGCCTAAGATGGGGGAGTTCTCCGGGCGCAGGTTGGACAGGTTCAGGTGGACATCCTCCCCCTGGGAGAGGAGGCTGGCAGCCTCGAATGCCCAGGAGAAGATGTCGTGGATGGAGTCGTCTACAGGGTGGGCCTGGGGGTGGAGGGTGCGGGTAGGGCGGGCTGCCTTGTACCCGCGCAGAACCCTCCGCCCGGTCTGGGGGTCGGTCAGTGCCCCGTTGTAGAAGTCCTCCGCATTGGGGTGGTGGGGGTCGATGTACAAATGGAGTTGTCCGGCCTCGGGGCTGGGGCTACCTTTGGGAGCGAGGGGGTCTAGGTTGAGACCGCACCCGCCTCCTACTTTGGTGACTTTGGCCAGGCGCAGGGCCAGGGCCATCACCCAGGAAGTGGTTCCTTCGGCGTAGGGTTTTCCGTCCAGGACGAAGCAATTCTGGAGTTGCCCGTGCGCAGTTCCCACTCCGGCCAGGATGCGGCCTCCTGGCATGAACTTACCTTCTTGCATCAGGGCCCGGAACTGCGGGGCCGTGGAGGGGGTGTCTATACTACCGATGAAGTTGGCTACCCTCTGCAGGCCCTGCTCATAGGTTTCATCGGGACGGAGGGCGTACTGGCGTTGCCAGATGTAGTCACGCAGCATGGGTTTGTTCCTTGAGGAAGAGGGCTACCTGGGAGTAGACGAAGGGGTAGAGGTTGTCCAGTTCCCGAGGGTCTTGCAGGGGGAAGTAGCGGTCGGGAGTGACTATGGCGGCCTCCGCCAGCATCTCCTGGGTCTGGGCTACCGAGAGGGGGCGGTACCCGGAGGGCTCCTGGTACTGGGTGTTCTGGAAGTAGAAAACCAGGTCGCAGGCATCCCTTTCATTGAAATGGTACACGTCATCCACCAGGACAATGGTTTTGGTGTAGGGGAGCTGCTCCGTCTTTATCTTGTTATGGAGGGCGGTTACGAAGAAGTCCGGGTCCTGTCTTCGCCACATCTCTCCCAGGAATACCAGGGCTTCTCTTTCGTAGGGGTGTTGTTTGGTCCGGGTCAGGGGTACCGGGAGGATGCTGTTGAGGCGCTGTCGGATGGGGTCGGCGAAGCTCAGGTGTAGGACCTGGGTGCCGGGCTGGGTGAGGCTGAGGTCCATCTGCAGGATGCTGGTCAGGGTACTCTTACCGCTTCCGTGGTTTCCGACGAGGCCGATGATGGTGGTGTTGGGGGGTTTTGGCATGGGTCTCCTTTTCAACCTGCTGCAGGATGGGGTCGGAGTCGATGGTCCAGGCTTTACTACAGTCCAGACACACCACAGCAGGGTCTCCGTTCTTGTGGGTGGCCCCGAGGAGGGGCTGCTGACACTGCGGGCAGGGGATGGGGGCTACCAGTTCATAGGTGATGGGGGGCATGCACTCCCCTGGGTAAGTTAGACGGTGTGTACGTAGACCTTGAGTCCTTTGTTTCTGGCGGTTTCTATCATGTGCCTGGTGCCGGAGGACTTGCCGTCCCAGACCGCAATTAGCGCTTCTGCATACTCGGCCATCTGTAGGTTACGGTCGTAGCCCGCATTGGCGTTGTAGACGCGGCGGTTGGGGGTCATCTTGACGCGGGCGTTGGGGACCTGCAGGTTGGACCAGTTGGCTGCGAAGCGGCGGACCGGTACGTTGTGCATCTTGGCCCACATCTCCCCCAGGGCGTCGGCTCCGGTGGCTCCCCCCGAGACGACCTCAGTGATGGGGAAGCCTGAAGCCGCGATGGCCTGGGCTATATGGTGGGCCAGATGGATGTCGCGGGAACCGGCGATGATGGTTTTCATGTCTCCTCCTTACAGGAAGAACAGCAGGGCGAAGGCCAGGACGGCGAACAGAGTCAGGGTCATGACGTTGCTTTCGTTGCTTAACCACTCTCGGATGCGGCGTTCCACAGGTGCTCCTCTCCAGGGGTACAGTAGGGGTCTAGGTTGAGGGTTGGGTGGCGGTCCAGCTTGGCGTTGATGTACAGGGTGCGTACCAGCCAGGGGGTCTGGTTGACCTGGCAGGCCAGTACCAGGTCCTTCTGCTTGGTCCAGTGCTGGCGGTAGGCAGTGGCAGTTACCTTCTGGTCCTGCACCTCGATGTCCACCAGCTCGGCATTGCGGGTGTCCAGGAAGGCAGGCAGGCGGTGCTGCCAGATGCCCTTGGCCTGGGCTCTCTCCAGGGCGTGGAGGGAGTAGGTGAGGGGGAATATGCCCTCGGGCAGGGGGATGTCCGGTAGTCCTTTGGCGGTGTGATAACGGTAACGCAAAACAGCTCCTCAGATAAGGGGTTGGGCAGCCTCGAGTTAGGCCTGCATGTAGACGGAGGCGAGGGGGTTTTTCTGGAAGTCGTCGGTAAGCAGGTTCTGGGAGGGTTCCCAGTGGGAGAGGTAGTGCTCCAGCAGGTCCCGGTTGAGACCATCGAGGTCCAGAGGATGGCTCCAGGGGGCTTCCAGGGAGGCGAGGATTTTAGGAAGGGGGGAGTTCTGGAACAGGTAGTGGTTACACTGCAATATGTGCTCCCGGTAGGGGGTGTCGGTGGGACTGGGAGGGCTCCCATCCATCAGTAGGTAGCGCATGGTAGTTTCCATGACGCCCAGGGGTTCCCCACATCCGGGACAGACCTGGAGGCACTGGAAATGAGGGGAGAACCCTTTCTTCCCCTGGGTGCTAATGGCCAGGCGCAGGCCTCGCAACCAGTTGAGGTGCATCATGGGGGGCTCCTTTGGGTAGCAGGTAGAGGGTGAGGCGGTGCAGGTGTTTCTGTAAGGAGTTCTCGAGTATTTTCTGGACTACTGACTGCCGTATCTGCCCCAGTCCGACGCCGGGGAAGGCCAGGTGGACGTGGTAGGGGTTTTCCTGCAGGTACTGGGCCAGGGTCTCGGCGCTGTATTGCACCAGGGGGGGGGGGTAGGGCAGGGGTGCGGAAGTCTAGCTTGGTCTGGAAGGCTCCATAGCGGTACTGGGGAGTGGTTACCGGGACGAAGCCATACTGCCAGTAGGTACTTTTCCGGGTGGTGCGGGCATGAATTTCTCTGAGGAAGAGGGTGGGCAGGGAGGGGCATTGGTCGGCTAGGGCTTTGGCGGCTCCAGCCCCCATCACCAGTCCTTTGGCGGTGAGGACCCCGTTGGTGGGGGCTACGACGATGCCGTTGGGGTCCTGGAGTCCTTGCAGAAAGTTGCCGGTAACAATGTTCATGGCTGGTACCTCTGGGTGATGGCCTCGTTCAGGCTTCGTCTCTTGTTACTGTGGGTGCGGAAGCCTACAACCAGGGGTAGGTTCCTGTACTTACGGTTGGGCTTGAGGCATAGCTGGCAGGTCTGGCAGGTGACCTGCTTGTTGTACTGCTCCGGGCAGACTACGGTGGCGTGGGTGGGGTGTACCCGGAGCTTGGGGTGGTTCTCGGGCACGACCGCAACCACCGGCCACCCGGCCTGTAGGGCTTCCTGGGTTTCCTGGGGGGATTCGCAGGAGGCGTTGAAGGTGAGGTTTTTGAGGTTGAGGGTGGTGGGTTGTAACTGTTTCCAGCCATGGGTGTAGCCCCAGCCCTGGACGTGGGGGGCCTGCTTGTGGGCGGTGGTGAGTTCCCGGATGACTTCCGGGTCTGGTTGGTCGTTATGGAAGAGGTCCCCTGAGACCAGGTGTCGCACCAGGGTTCCTTTGGGCAGTAGGCGCAGGTGCTGGGTCAGGCTGTCGTGTCGCTGTTTGGCCTTCTCCTGCTGAAAATTGGTGCGACCTAGCTGGGCGTAGCATCCCCTGTTTAACAAACTGCAGGCAGAGGGGCAGGTGTTGCCTACGGGTCGGTAGGTGCGGGCTACGTTTCCCAGCTTGTCGTGAGGGGTCGGTCCGACAAACATGGTGTTTTTCAAGGACGGGCCTCCAGGAAGAGAGGCTGGGTGCCGGGGGGTATCCAGACCAGGTGCAGGGTGAGGGTGTTGGCCAGCATTTGCAGGGTGGTCAGTAGCTGCTGTAGGGTGGGGTCTGTGCAGGGCTGGCGTTGTTGGAACTGGTCTATTACCAACTGAGAAGAGGTGTGAAGCATAACCTCGTCGCAGTTATATATGCACATGCTTTCCGCCAGGGCTTCATTGATGGTGACGTACTCCAATTCCTCGGGGGTGAAGGGCGGGGTCACGGTTAGGGTGCGGTCGGCCAGCAGGCCCTGGGTGGGGCTGTAGAGGCGGTAGTTGCCAGTGTCGTTGTGAACATGGGTGTAGATGTGGACCACGGGTTAGCTCCTTGGGGCGTACAGGTTGATTTGTCGAGGGGCGGTTTCCAGGTCTGCCAGTTGGCTCAGGTCTCTGCGGGACCGGTGTAGCCAGGGGGTGCAGTGGAACCGGGGGTTGAGGGGCTGCACCTCGTCCAGCCAGACCAGGAATCCGGTAGGGCCTTTAGTGGAGAGCAGAAGCACGGCCTGATGTTCCTCTCGTTGCCAGTCCTCTATCTCGGATGGAAGGAATAGCAGAGTATCCCTGCGCCAGTTGGCGATGCGGCTGTTGAGGGGGGTCAAGGCAAACATAACAAAAAGACCGCCCGAAGGCGGCCTGCAGTGGGGAGAGGACTAGGCGTCTCGGCGGTTGTCGCCTACAAGTTGCAGGAAGAGGTAGGACTCCTCTTTATCCAGACTGTAGGTATTGTTGGCCATGGTTACGTTCACGGTACCATCCTTGTTGAAGAGGTATACCTGGTAGAGGTTGACGTTGATGCCCCCGAAGCGGGTGAAGAGGGTGCGGGGTCGTCGGCGGTCAGGTTCGGTAGGGGTTTTAGCTGACATGATAGCTTTCTGTGGGACCAGCCTGGTGCTGGTACGCCCCATTATAGAGGATGTGGGGCTGGTGGGTCTTGAGGTAGATGAGTTGGGCCATACGGACTCCGGCCTGGAGTCGAACCGGGTGGGCGGGGGCGTAGAGAGGGAAGGTGGCGGAGCCGATAAAGCCGGGGTCGAACCAGCCGGTGAAGCCTTGGTTGAGTCCTTCCCGTCCTCGAGAGGACTTAAGAGTGAGGAGGGCCGACATATCCTCAGGAATGTAGACTACTTCCTGACTGGATACCAGGGCCATTTGTCCGGGTTTCAGGTAGTAGCCCTGTTTAAGGTCCACGGTTCGCTTGCGCTGCAGCCAGCGCGGGTGCCGGGTGACGCGCCATAACAGGCGGTAGTGCAGGGGCTGGTCGAAGATGAGCGCGTACTGGTCCAGCCGCAGGTCGATGGAAGCCGGGTTTACGAAGGCTTCCGGGTACAGCGTTTGGAGGTAGGTGTCGTTTTGAATCACGCAGGTTCCTTCTGTAAGTGCTCCTGAATAGTTTCTTCCCACCGCGACCACTCCTCTTCGGGGATGGTGATGGAGGGGAATTCCACCAGGGCCCAGTCCCAGGGGATAAGGTAGAAGTAGGCGGTGTAGCCCACGTTGAGCTGGGTGCTTTTGAGGGGGAACTTCCGTTCGTGCAGCATTCCGCGTAGCTTGGGCAGGTCTAAAATGAGCACCCTGCGCTGGGGGATACTGATGTACACGATGTAGTCGGCCTTACTGGTATGGAACCAGCCGTAGGTACGCTGGGCGGTATTGGCGGAGATGCTGTAGGTTTCGACCGCCAGGTTACCCGTGGTTTTGGTGTCGGCCTTGACCTCCACCAACAGGGCGCGGTTGCGGCGGTTGTCCAGCAGGAGGTAGTCAGCCCCGAAACTGCGCCATACCTTTTCGGAACCGATGCGGTAGGCGTCGCAGAAGGGGAACAGCTTGGGGAATAGGTGCTGCTGGCTGGCCTGTTCCAGGGCCTCGCCGAAAGCCAGGAACTCCTGGAACTTGGGGTTGTGGGACAT